TTCCAATTTTTCAACACTACATTTTGACGGAACTGGTGGAATAGGTAGTGGCGGTTTTGCTGTTTTGGGAGGAAGTGGTATTAATATACCATATGGCACTAGGCAATGTAGTCTTACTAATTCAGTTACATTGGAATCAATCGGTGATGGTGGATCTAGTAAAAAAGAATATGATATATCTAAGTATTCTTATATAAGACTATATATGAGAGGAACTCCTGAAGGATATGATTATATAAAATACTTTAGTAATATTTCATTTTCATAATGTTTTTTAACATATCATGTTGCTTATTCAATTCCAAATATCATAGTTGCACCATTGTTATGATATCTGCAAGATATATTTACACTATTCTTATCACCAACATTAATTATATATGCAGAACAAGCACCTGCGACGCTTGTTCTGCTACTTCTTTGTTGACCTAATTGTACTGTAGTACCTCTACTGGTAGAACATCCCCAATCTAGTGGATTATCATTATTGGAACCATAGCACATTACTAATAGATATTGACTATATCCAGATACCGACACGTTGGTTATACCACTATCTTGTGCAGATGAATGTAGTTTTTTAAACGAAATTTGTTTACTTAAATTACTATTTAATGCCTTAGCTGCCAATGCCCCAGCAATATATCCAGACTGCGTATTTGCCTTTATAGTTTCTAAGCTGTCAATAATCTTGCTTGCGTCTGCCGCATTATTTACAGCTTCATTTGTGGCATTAATCTGCGCCGCTCCGAATGTGCTTCCAACCTGTGTATAATCTGTCACATCTTCAAAACTGACTGTACCATCACTGTTCTGAATCATGTTGAATCTACGCTTCCCGTTCATATTTTCTTTCAATATATCATCTTTAAAATTGACAGGTAAATTTGCCTTTGCCATTATTTTATACCTCCCTTGTCTTGTCCTAATCTCATGGGCAATCTATACATTGTAGGTTCGGTCACTGTCTCCTTGACAGCAACCGATATTTTAAATGTTTCCTTTGTATTTACTGGATTCTTGGAAATTGTAACATTTGTTATTACTACGCCCATAAGCAACTCCTAGTCTGTAGCCTTAACGGTTACTGTAAATACTTCTCCTGTGCTTACTGGGTTCGGGCTGATTTCTACAGAATTGATAACAGGTGCTTCTGTATCTAACGTCACAATTCTTGTAACGCTGGAAGAAAGACCACCGTTATCCGTGGCAGTGACAACAATTGTATTTGCTCCCTCTGCCAGAGTAATTGTTGTGTTAAAATTGCCACTTGAATCTACTGTGACATTAGTAGCTGTACCGCCATTTAGCTTAACTGTAACCGATTTGATTCCTGTTGTAACATCACTGGTATTGCCTGTTACTACGCAAGATGCGTTATTGGTAACAAGATTATTAGTCGGTGCAGATACGGATAATGTTGGTGGCGTTGCGTCCACTTTAAACGTTACTGTACGCTGTGTTGCGGCATTTCCGTCATTGTCCTTTGCATTTACCTTGATAGTGTGGTTTCCGTCTGTAAGAGCCGTAGGAATCGCATAAGAGCATGAATATCCATTTGTTATTGCTGTCTTAGTAATTCCACTTGTCACAGCACTTCCACTGTCAACTGTAATGCTGATACTGTTAGGATTAACACCGCTATCTGCATCTGTAACCGTGAAATTAACTATAGGCTTTGTGTTATTAGTTACTTGGCTTTCTGTAGGTGAACTAATTACAATGGCTGGTGCAGTGGTTTCTTTTACTTTTAATTTCAGTTTGTTTCCAAGTGTTGCATTTGTATCATTGATTGTCGTACTGTTTCCTGCACTGTCTGTAGCCTTAATCGTTACAGGGAAATAATGACCGCTGTTATTATTGTATGAACTGGTACTTGGTGCTGTAACACTTGCTTCATACAATCCAGTAGAGCTATTCAGGGTCAGATTGTATGTAGTACCTTTGATTGTTGCTTGTACGCTTGATATAGCCATTTATATTCTTACCTCCCTAAATGCGCCCAGTCTGAATGGCAATTTCCGCAGAGTGGCTTTCTGTCTCTCCAAAAGGTCATTCATTTGTAACGTAGCCGACTCTATTCGGTTCAATTCATCCCATTTAATGAATTGTCCGTTGTCGAAGAATCTTTGCGATACGCCGTAGTCTTGCGTGAATATGTTCTTATTAATTGTTTCAAGGTTGCTTTCAAAAGCATTAAAAGCCGCCGACGTAAACCATCCTGTATAATCTTCAATATCTGCGCCCATATCCACGATTGAAAACTGCTTATATACTTCCTGTGCTAGTTCATACAGATAGGTCAAATTGTTCTTAATACGGTTATAGTCCACATAATTGAATCGGTCATTTATAGTCCAATTAGTTTTAGGAGTATGCCATAGGCTTACTTCCGCTACAGCTGATTTATCTATGGTTACATTTCCTGCATCATCATAGGCAGACACCGTAACAGGATAATCGCCTGATTCTTTAGGTGCTGTAAGGCTTCCAGTATATGTTGAATTGCTATGTTTTAAATCGGTTGTATCATCAGCAACCTCCGCTGTTACTTTAGTTATTGCCAATTACAGCACCGCCTTTCTTGCTTTCATTGTTCCAGACCACGCACCATTAAATGTTATCTCATTTTGGTACGTCCTTATCATGGTTTCTCCACGGTCTTTTAATTCCATATAATATAAGTCGTTAGCATCTGTCCTTGGGTCTCCACGCCATTTAATCTGATAATCAACATCCCCTAAATAATAGCTTGCAAGCCATTCCTCTAGGTCTTTGGCTAATTCTGTAGTACTGATTAACGGATTTTTCCATGTCTTAATATCCCCATTGTCATTATGCGTGACCGTGTAGCTGATTTCCTCAGTAACGTACTCATATCCTTTAATTACATACTTAACAATCGTTTCTTCCGTAATGCCGCTAAACTGTAGAGTCGCATAATAACTGCTACTTTCTGTAATCTGTACCGATATAGCACTTGGAATCGGATTTCCACCGTCATCTGTTCCGTTATCAATTAATGCAGTCAGTCCGTAACATGGCTTTTGAAAGTATACCGTATGCACATTGTTAGCAGGACTAATGGTAATCTCTTCTGTAGAAATATCCTTATTCTCGCTTGATTTACGGTATTGTGTCTTAATTACACTGATAGCCTTAATTTTATTTTGCCTTACTGCTGTAGGGCTTGCTGTCATGTCATTCCTTGTGATATGGTAGTCAGTGACATCCCCAACAGTGATATTATCCACTGTGATTCTGCTGTTCGGCTTTGCTTTGGTAAATTCCAATACCATTTTGTCAAATAGATTGAATTGATCAAATGTGGTGTATTCCAGTTCCCCATCCTGCTCTACCGTGTAGCTGTCCACTTCTAAATCTTGGTAATATGTCGTTACCTTAAACTGATCCGGTGCAACATTCCTGAACTCTATCTGCAATCCATACGCTACAAATGCCGCTTCAAGATTAATGGTAATCTTTGGATTCTCTGTAAAAGTTCCGCTTGCATCTGCTATCTGTGAACTGATATAACCAGTCTTTAAGTAATTGCTGTCAGCAGGCATAAAAAATACAGTTCCGTCCACTTTGGAAAAATCAGAACTGCATATCGCATAAGCTTCTTTGTCCTCTCCGTTCAGTACATCAGATACATGACTATACGCTGTTTCTCCATTGGATTCTGCTGTCATGTCGGGTATGAATGACGCTTGCATATGGATTTTACTGTTCCTGTCCTCAAATAGTACGCAACGCCCTGCATTGGCAATAATCTGTAATGCTTCGCTGTGCTTTACTGCTGGCATAGGATTCTGTACCTTGATGTTCTTTAAATATGGGTCTATTGAGTATTCTCTTTCATCCGTTATTCCTGCATCATTCAGAACGTCAATAGCAAGGTCATATAGGCTTATCCCGTTTTCCCTGTAAAGTCCACGGTAGTACTTACCTGTCAGGTAATCGAACCTGTCTGTTGCAGTAAACTTGGCTTCCGTATCAGTTGCCGACCATGTGTGAAGGTAGGTTGTTTCCTCTGGTAGCCATTCTATTTCGCCATTTCCAAACACATCATATCCGAATTGAATCTTTACTTCCTGTCCGACTTCCATGTAAGCAAGTGCGCTGTCTGGATTGTCGGGCGAATAGTATTGATTCTGATTATCTATCGTCAATGATATATCGTTAGACGGTATCGTATCTGTTATGGAAGATACATATTGCTTACCGCTGTATTTCTTTACTTCCTTGTTGCTAAATGCATTTGCGATACCGCAGTAAAACTGATATATTCTAAGTCTTCCCTGTCCGTTTACCATTTTGGTAGGTGTGATAATCAGATAGGAAGTGCCGTTGAATACATCTTCTGTCACCCAGTAGCTTTTATCATTACCGCTGTAAGAGCGTGTAACGCTGTCATTTTGGACTGTAAAATCAACTGGGTAATATTCTCCCCAGTCTATTGTTAATCCCTTTATATCAAGTCCTGTGACGCCAGAAAAGGATATATAGATAGTACCCAATATGTTGGCTGTCACAATTCCATTATTGTAATAGTCGTTGTTCCGTGGCGGAAGAAAATACATCGTACCGTCCACCTTGGAAAAATCTTGCTCCGCTGTTGCGTATACATTGTCTACCGTGTAATTATTAAAAGGCTTTCTCGCGTCCGAAAAGTAAGTAACCGCCGTACGATCATCTACAGCAACATTTTTCTGCGCCTGTGAGTTTATTACACCGATTGTCGCTTTTATATATCCCCTGTTACGACCTATGCCTTTCATGGACTGCTTATAGGCTTTTGATACGTTCTGCATAACTACCACCCACAATCTATAAGGTTGAATGATAAAGTCTCGTCTTTGGTTATCATATGCGTAAGTCGGTCAACGAATAGTGGCACGCCTTTTCTGTCTCCAGGGTACATTGTGATCGTAATCGGGTTTCCAGGATTCTTCATATCCTCAAATGTAACAGGTACATAAAATGGTTCTATTGCTTTTAACATCATCTGTCTTTGCTCTACCGTCAGTCCTACCCATTTCAGATTATCCAGCTTATATAAATCTCTTCCGACTCTCTGACCGATAACTGCATTGTTTGCGTTTCTTCCTGCATTCACTGTTGTAGATATAGTCCATGAAAAGCCGACAGCAGGGCAAGGAAAATCATATCCATTGACATTTAAGAATGAACTCATTGACATATCTTATCCCTCCAGCATTGCTTTAACCACCAGACAATCTACCATGTAACCAGACTGCGTACAGGCTTTTACATCATCCAGTGTAGTCAGAATCTTATTCTTGTCAGCCGCCGCATTGATAGCTTTGTTCGTGTCATTTATGTTAGATGCTTTAAATTCTCCACCGACCTGTGTATATGTCGTTACATCTTCCAGTGTCACCGTTCCGTCTGAATTGGTAGTCATTCTGTATCTGCGCCGACCGCCCATGTTTTTATCTAAAATATCGTCTTTAAAATTTGTTGGAAGTGTTGCTTTTGCCATTATGTCAACCTCCTGTTTACTGTTGTTGCAAAGTATATTGTGAAATGTATTACGTTTACATAATTAATAATTTATATAAAAGAAAAACACCTACGTTATGTAGATGCTGTTAATTTCTTTTTAATAGAGCCGAAAATACGGCGCTACTTTTTATGCATAAAAATAGGACGGTCAAGCGCCGCCCTACTTAATTTTCTTCTTTATTTCTTTTATTTCCGCTTCTATGCTATTCAGTTTGTCGATTACGTCTATGTACCTATCGTCTGCCACATGAGCATATTTTTGATTCTCTTTCATGAGAAAATCGTTTGATTTGTACTTTGATTCCAGTAATTTGCTGTTACTTTCCCTTGCCTGTATCACTTCTTGCGCCAGCTTCTGAAATTCTCCTGCGCTGTCCAACTGTTCAAACTCAATATTTTTAATACGTTTTTCCAGCTCGATAAGTTTCTGTTCAATCTCCATATTATCCATAGCAATCACCTACCAATTTTTCATCATTTCTCTTGCTCTTTGATTTGTTTCTTCTATTTCTTGGGTAAGCTGTTTTGCTTCTTTTTCCGACTGTTCAAACGTTTTACCGTACTTTTCAATCTGTTCCTGTTTCCATTCCTCTTGCTCTTTCGCTATTGCCCTGTTATCTAAATAATTAGCGCATACAATAATTAATATGGCTATCAGTGCAATACCTATACCTGTTTTTACTTTATTCATGTAAAAGCCCCCTCTCATTTTGGCTTATTATACCACTTATGAGAGGAGGATTTCTACAAAAGTTTACATAACTTATGCAAAACTAAATCCGTTTCTATTGCTTCTTTCTTCTGCAGCGGAAACAAGGCTTCTTCCGTCAATAGAGATTTCTTTACCATCTCTGACTGCATCTAATATTTCAGAAAGCAATGTAGCTTCTCTATTATTATCTTCATACGCACGTGAGAAACCTCTATATGCCGCTTCTTCAATTCCTGCCACAATCATTTCATTACTTGCAACCGCTGTCTTTCCGTTAGAAAACCGTCCTACAAGCTCGTTATGGTTAGCCATGAAAAGTCCGTCCTCTGGGAATCCACCTGTTTGGAATGTAGGTATGCGTGGGAATGATACGTTAGGTATATCAATACTAAAGCTAACCCCTGGTATTTTGCTTGCCGCTTCTGCCAGCTTCTTCAATCCGTCTATAGCACGGTTTACAAGACTTTCTACACCATCAATTACACCGTTCAAGAATCCTATAGCACCATTAGCCGCCGCCTTGAAAGCGTCCTTAAATGCTACTGGTACTTTGCTTAGAACATCATCCCATTTCTTCTTAGTAAACCATGGTGCAACATTAACAGTCCACCACTTAGTAAGATTGGCTACCCATTGAGTAGATGTCTCTGTCCACTTTGTATTGAACGATTCCTTTACGTTATTGAGTACTTCCAGCCACTTTTCTAATGAAAACCATGGTACAACGCTTTCTTCCCACCATGTGACAAGAGCTGTTCCATTCCACCATTCCACGATCTCATCCCATTTGGTCTGCGCCGCTACTAAGATATTCCCCAGCAGTTCAGTCCACTTTTCAACGGTAAACCATGGAAGAACATAGTTTTCCCAAAATTCGTTAATCTTCTCTGTAAACGTATCGAATAGAGAAGTAAATCCCTCAATGATTCCTAAGAAGATATTTTCGCCTAATGGTTTCATTTCTTCCGCAGGGGAATGAATACCGAATACATCTTTTATTTTCCCAACAAATTTATCAAAAAATCTGCTTACTACATCACCTATAGTCAATTCTGAGTTGCTATCTCCCATAGGCTCTGTAATGCCAGCAACTATGTTTTCACCCAGCTCTGAATAGTCTGTAGAATTTGATTCGTCTTTTGCACCTTGGGAATATTCCGAAACCATATTCTTTCCACTATCGTATGCCGTATTATTAATAGACTCTAACTGCGTTGTGGCATTGTTTACCATAGCGTCTATCTCTTCTGTAGACATACTAGCATTGTCAGAAATTCCGCTTGCGTATTCGCTTGCTACATTCTGCCCATTGGTTCTTGCTGTAGTTTTTGCTTCTTCTGCTCCAATGCTTATTGAGTTGTACATTTCTTCATAAAAAGAAGATTGTTCAGAAATAAGGTCTAACTGTTGCTTATTTTCTTTAAGTACGTTGCTAAATTCTTCTACCGCCTGTGAAGCTTTAGAAACTTCGTCTTGATACGGCGCAAGATTAGCATTTCCACCGGATTTTTCAAGTTCATCATTGCAGATTCCTGTCCAGTACGCTAAATCTTCTTGTGCTTTAGAAAGATTCTGTGCGTTTTCCTTGACTTGCATCTGCGCTTCTGCTTCTTGTTTTAATGTTTCTTTCCACTGCTCTGAAATAGCTTCAAGTCTTATCTGTTTTTCTTTTTGAGTAATTAATTCTTTCAGCTTATCGGTAGTGATTGTCAGTTTTTCATTTTCTGAATCATAGTACTCATTCAGTTCGGGCATTTTGCTAATAAGTTCTTGTGTGTACTGTGTAAGTAATTTTTGCTCGTCTGCTGTAAGATTTGTCTTACTGCTTAATGCTCCATATTTATCAGCAAGTGTTTCAAGAAAAAGAATATTTTCATCCTTTGTATTTATCTGTTCTCTAAATGCTTCATTTGTTTCCCTTATTCTGTCTGTAAGGTTTTTTGCTTTTTCTGCTATATTGTTAAAAGTATCTCCATACTTTTTAGACTGTTCCTCTCCAAATTTAGCAAGCTCTAAGTCTATAAAAGTGCTATCCAACTTATTAGCAAGTAATGTGATTGAAAGAGGAATTGCAATAGACCATGTAATGCCAGATTCTAATACAGATGCAATCGCAGTATTTATTACACCTTTTAGCTTTTCTGCTATAGACGCACCAAGACCAGTAAATTTCAACAGTAATACAGATGTTGTAATTGCTGTTTCAATAGGTGCTGCGCTGAATATTCCTATATAGGTTTCAATTGCGGCATTGATAGCCTGCCATATTACTTGACCTACCTTAGACAAAATTCCTTTAAAATCTATCTTCGATATAAAATCTCCTATTTTGTAACCAATATAAGACCATTTTACTTTTTTAAGGTACGTAATCATGGTATCTAACAAGCCGTTAGCCCATGTATTGATAGTATGTGCCAGTAACCCAAAATCAAAATTTCTAAAGAAAGAGTTTACTCCCTCGGCTAATGATTCTCCAAAGTTCCTCCAATCAAATGTAGTGCCAAATGAATCAAGGAAATGTAATGCTGAATTTAAGGAATTTGCTATTGTTTTTCCTACATTACTAAATAATCTGGGAGATATAAGACCATTAAGGAAATTCGCAAGACCTTTTCCAAAATTATCAGCCTTTTTATAGATTTTATTCCAGTCCACATTGTCCATAGCCTTGTTAAGAGCCGCATTAATGGTCTTTCCTAATCCCTCTAAGCTCTTAATACCACTCTCATATCCCTTGAAAATGGTATCTACCTGTACAAGACCGCCTTGTGTCTTATCAACTTTGCTTGCTCCACCACCTGCGCCGCTACCATTTTTATCATTATCTCCAGAGTTAATGTTTAATTCATCAATTCCAAGAAGATTATTTTTCAGTTTTTTAGCGTTCTTTGCCGCATCACCAGTAGCATCCGAAAAATCTTCCATGCCGTCTGCCCAGTCCTCGGCTACACCGCCAGCAGATACCTCATACTGCCATCCGAATATTGAACCTAAAGCATTTGTAACAGTCTCCGCAAATGCAATTACATATTGCATGACTTGATTTAGAGTGCGCACAAATGGCTTGAATGCATTAATCAAAGCACCGCCTATAATGGATGCCAACTGTTGGAACGACTGCGTAAGAACCGTAATTTGGTTGTGCCATGTGTCTGCCGTCCTTGCAAAATCTCCCTGTGCGGCGGCTGTATTCTGCATGACATACTGGTATCGCAACATAGCCTTTTGTGCCTGCGTCATAGATGTAATATCAGCATCTAATCCCTGTTTCAACGCCCATTCCTTTAATGTTGCCTGTGTTAAATCAAGACCATATTTTCTTAAAGGCTCTGTCTCTCCTGTGAAAATAGCCTGTAAATTCCTTGCAACATCCGTCTGTGACATGTCATAAAAAGATGCCATGTCTGCGGTCAGTTTTGTTAATTCCAATGACATATTCGCCATGTTCTTTTGTGAGAATCCCATGGCAACGCCCATAGCTTGGAATCGGCTTGCTACCTGTTTTGCCATCAGCTCGGACATACCAAAATCCTGTATGGATGTCTTGGAAAAGTCCTGTATCATCTTCTCATAATTGCCAAACGTAGTCCTTACAACGTTTTCTACTTCCGTCAACGAGGACGATATGTCGATTGCTTCCCCTAGCTTATGGAACGCTCTGAACAATAGCCAGTATGATGCATATAATTTTCCAAATGCAGAAGCAAGGGAAAAGCTGTTTATCTTTGCACTTTTAGCCGACTTGCTAAAAACATTCAGACTACTTGCAAGGGAATTAGCCGCACGACCACTGGAAGCACCTGTTCTTGCCAACTTCGCCAACGCATTAGTCATGTCAATAAGGTTTCTGTTTACTGTCGGTGCTTTGGAAAGCGTTGTCATAAGCCCCTGCATCGCTGTAGCAATTTTAGGGATATTCTCTATAGCCTTAGTTGACGATTTATAACCTAACTGTGAAATTCCTTTTGCCAGTTCTGATATCTGTGCAGTAGCAGAACTACTAGCCTGAATATTTCCAAATGCTTTACTAAGCTGGTTCATAGAGGATGCCGCACGATTGATTTTAGTTGTGTCTACTGTGGATATCTTCTCTATGCCCTTTGCAAGCCTTGTAAAATCAGTAGTCTTTACATTATTCATGCTCTGCATGGCATTTGAAAGCCTATTCACACTATTTGCAAGACCATTCAAATTACTGGTATTAATGCTGTTCAATGAAGTAGACAGTTTATCAAGTTTTGTAATCAGCTTGTCAATCGCATTATTCGCCTTTGTTGCCTGCGCTTTAATTTGAATTTCCAGTGAATCTATCTCTGCCATACTGCACCTACTTTCAATTGTTAAAGTGAGTGACTATCTCCAACCGATAGCCAGTAAAAAAGGCAGTAGACTATGACCTCTACCGCCCCTGTGTTATCTTTTCAGATATTCTCTTGTTACTTTTCCTGCCTTGCAATCCACCGTGATTCCTACACGTTTTTGGAAAACTCCGATTGCACTGGCTGTATCATTTCCCAATATACCATCAATGTTGCTCTTGCCTTTTGCATTTGTGGCAGGCAGGCACTTATGATAGATAAGTTCCGTCTGTAGCCATTTCACATCATCACCACGCATACATGGGAATTTCTTATATAATGTACGTGTAGGCTCTGCATATGGGTTATTGTGCGTGTCGTAGACGGTCTGTAATTCGTTTAATTCCCTGTACCATACATTCATATCAACGTTGCCATTAACGCCGCTTACAGTACCTTTTGATGTGTACTGCCAGCCTACCATGTTTTCAATCTGCGGCTGGTACTTCAAGTCCATGTTTCCCTTATTCTTTCCATATGCCGCAATCCACATAGGATATTTCACACCGCCATATGGCTTGATGTAGGAATTGTAAAAAGACTTTCCAGTATACACACCGAATGTAAGCCCATAACTTCTGATAACATCACCGTAAGCGTTGATAATATCAATCAGCTTGCTTCCCAGTCTTTTCTGACAGTTATCTTCCACGTCCAGCCATACCATTGTCTCACGACCATTAAGCACTTCTGCTACTTTCCTTGCATCATTTCTAGCCTTTGTAACTGTGGTCGCATAGCTGTAGTTGTAAACGCCCTGTATCGTCAATCCGTTTGCTTTACAGCCTGACCAGTTAGCTTCAAACTGCTTATCACGGTTCAAGTCCTTACGGATGATTTTAAGGATGGCAAACTGGATGCCGACTGCCTTGACTTTCGTCCAATCAATATTTCCCTGATATGACGATACATCTATACCGATATAGCTCATTTCTTTTCAACTCCCTTTGGATGATTCAATTCAAAATTAACTCTCATGGCTTCCAATTTTGCTACAAACAGTTCTCTCTGTCTGTCCATTTCTTCTTCCGATAATGGCTTGTTCTTCTCTTCAAGTTCCTGCATGATAGGCTTCTCAATGTACTTGCTACGTGCTTTACGTCCATTTAAGCAACGATCAATAGCAACCGTAAGAGCAGATATGCCATATGTGCCAAACGTAAGCCATGCGTCATTGTCATTTTTCTGTTTTTCCAGTCTGTATGCCTGTTCGTATGGTCTTAAATCAGCAGGACAAGACCAGTCTATATCATGCACTGTAAGTCCGTACCCCTTAGTGACAGTAAGCCAATAAGGGCGTACTTCGTTACAGTATATTTCCCATGTTAATTCTCGGCTTTCTCCTTGCTGTTCGGAGTTGCCGCCTGTTCTTTCTGAACCTCCCTCTCGAACATCTTCTTTAAAAAACCGTTAGAAGTCATTTCCTCCTGTAAATCTGTAAAGAAGTCTGTTACGTCTACTTCACCATTATCTACATAATTTCCGACAAGCTCAAAAGCCTTATTTTTTGCCTCCTCGTAACCCTCTTTGGTATCAAGGTTATAGCCGAACTCATCAGCGTGAAACTTCTGCAATCCGACCAGTACCATTTCTGGGATAAATAAAAGCATATTTTCAATCTGCTCCATATTATCCTGTGCGTTCTCTTTCATAGATACGGACATTTTTGCTACTCTTGAAAGCAATCTTGATTTCAGTGTCGGTTCATAACCGAATTTGATTGTGTATTCTTTTTCATTTACTTTAATTTTCATCATATTATTTCCCTTTCCCTTACTATTAGTAAGAAAGGGGGCAGTCCTAAGACCGCCCCTAAAATCTGTCTAACTGTTGCTTAGGTAAATGCTACCTTTGTTTCCATGCCCTTGTATTCCTCGATTGTAAGGTTCATTTCAAGGGTAAGCAGCTCATTCTGTGCAAACTCTGGCGCAGGAATGGCTGTAGGTGGCTGTGCCACAACAAAGAAAGCCTTTTCAAACTTAGGAATAATGGTCTCAAACCACATTCTCTTACCACCTGTTAGTGCTGTGTAAGTAGAAATTACCGTTTCCCACTGTGTGAGAGTTTCTGTTGTAAAGTTAATAGTAACTGCAAATGAACCGCCTGTATCACCACGCCCCTGAATGTATCTGGAAACCAAATCTTCCAGTGCAGATGCATCAATTTGTTCATTCTCAATTGTGATACCGCCGATAGCATTAATTCTGTCCAACTGGGTAAATGTATCTGGTTTTGTTCCTGCTGTATCTTCTACGCCATAACCAAACGTAATACCTAGACTGGATAAGCCAGCTATAGTTGCCGCCATATATACCGTCCTTTCTACCGCTAATTAATGCGGTCAGTGACACACCCTGTTGTGTGCCAGTTAATAGTTATTGTAGTGGATCCATAGAGCCGAATAATCGGCTTGCCCTAAATGTTGCCGTCCTGATTTTATTGGTTATCGTATAAACAGGATTGCTTATCTCAAACCTTTTCCATTTAAAAAAGTTGATAGCCGTTGCGGTCATATCAACTAATTCTGCCCTGTCTTCTGCTTTTTCACCTTGGTAGTTAATGGTAATCTGAAATGTTGGTCTTACAGCGTTTATCCGCTCTCCTGTTAAATCCTGTCCTGCTTCTGTAGCACCTATCTGTCTCATTAGCACTGTTGGAAACTTTGGTGTTCCTGTGACTGCTTCATCCTGCGTCAAGTAAAGGTTCTTATACTTGCTTCCATATGCCAGCTTCATTTCATGTGAAAACATGTTGAATAACTGGTCTTGCAATCGTAAAGCCCATGAATTATCAATCAACGGTGAACACCTCCTTGGCAGTTTCCATTATCAAGTCTCTAAGTTCATTAGCCGTGTAGTACATGAATGGTCTGCTAGGCATACCCTCTGTAAACCACCATTGACCGTTATCGTCACGGTAAAACCATCCGTAGCGTCCGTCTGCCAACTGTCTTATGGTCTTACCGCTTGCATACTCCCATGTAACACCGTCTGGTAGTTTGCCTGGATAAGGACTTTGTTGTCCGACAATTCCTGTTCCGAACTCTACGAACAATGCGTGGTCTGTTCCTGCCACAACCGCATATATCCCACCGCCTTGCACATCTTTTACGTGTTCAGCGTGTATACTTGAATTAAGTTCGTATGTGAATATTGCATCAAGTGAAGCAACATATGTCTGTGCAATCTCTACGCCCTTTTCAGCGAGTTTTTCAGCTAACATCCTACATTTATACTCTAACGAATTTTGATAGCTTCTAAGCTCTTTTGTGACGTTCTGTACGGATTTCTGTGATAATGTCATGGAGATAACTTTCTTTGCCATACATCCACCTACTTAACAACTTTCTGTAACAGGAATAAATCGGTTGTCAATCCCTCATCAGCTACGCCTTTTACAATGTAATCTGCGCTGTTCTCGTCTGGCAATCCATCATCATTCAGAATGACTTCTGATTTCTTCCATACGACATCACCATTATTGATAGGCAGATATCCTTTATCTGTAACAATCTGTACATATGATGTACTATCGTCTATGCCGAATTGCTTTACTAATACTTCTGACAGCTTATTACTGATATTTGCATAGAACGTAACTGGTTCAGAGAATCCGCTTACTTCCTTTGTCTTTGGAATCGGATTGCCCTGTGAATCAAGGTATGGTATGAAGTTCCCACTTGCGTCCGTATATCCCTCATACACTGGGTTTCCATATTCGTCAGTTTCCTCAACGGTCACGGTCTGACCCTGCAAGGCGTATTTCATTTTCTGCTTATTAATATCAAGCATTTTTTACCTGTTTGTAAATCTGATTTACGCCTGTGCTTGCCAATCCCGATACAATGCCGACTGCAATAGCATTCAGCACGTCATTTGCTGGAAAATCAGCAATTACGTACATTCCGACTACTCCTAAGATGCCGCCTGCCACACCTACGATAATCGGGATGTAATTGTCCTTTACGTTCGGGATTGCTTTAGCTGCAAGACCAATCAAATAAGTAATCACTACGATTGACACAACCGTAGATACCTGTGCAAAATCCATAATCTATCACTCCTTGTCCTCAAATCTTTTTACAAGCTCATCTATTCTGTGGTGCGCCTGTTTTGCGCTTTCCTCAACCTTTACAATTCTGTTATCATGAGAATTAAGTTCTTTTCTCATTTCTGTAATTTCATTTTTAATGTCTGTCGTATTGGTTGATATAGAATCAAGCTTCATGTTTATTCGTGTGTTTTCCCTGACACGTTCCTCAATTTCTGAATTATCGGATTTCTTGTCTTTCTTCAAATTAAGAAACAAGCTTACCAATCCAAAAAAGACGGAAAAAGCAACTGATATGATGCTTATAATAACTGCTGTTGGCATTGATATACCGTCCTTTCTTTTTAATGGCGCACCACCCTCCACCTCTTACTGTGCGCCGCCTACAACCATCTTACTGATTCCAGTAAAAAGGTCATGCACAATCTTCTTTATAGGACTTTAACAAACGGATATACACCTACCAGAAGCGTATCTCTATCTTTCCAGTTCCTGATTACCCCATTCTCTGTGTAAGATGCCATGTACGCTTCACCAGCCTGTGAACGGTCATAAACCGTTAAATTAATGATTACATCCTCAAATTTCTTCAAGTCCTCGTCAATCTGTTCCTGTGTATAAGACTTTGGGTACATCCGTCTGTTAATTACTTCATTTGTTGACTGCTTAATAAGAAGCTCTAACCTTGGGTTATCTTCCTTACGATCAAATACAGTAACATTAGACGCAATTCCTGTGTCGGGGTCTGTGACTTCCTCTATATGAAATTGTCCTAATCTGATTTTTACTTTCTGTAAAATACTGTATTCTTCCATACGGACTCCTTATAAGTTCATCAATTCGATAAGAATTTTCTTTAAATCCTCACCGCTAAAGGAATCGGCATTTTCAATTCCTTTTTCTCCTGCTAACTTCTGCAAGTCTGCGGTTCTCATACGATTAATGTCTGTCTTTGTATATGGCTGATTTTCTGTTTTAACTTCTTTATCAGCATTTCCGTCTGGCACTTCTGTTCCTGCTGGATACCAAACACCGTTTTTATTTACGATATACGGATACTTCATCCACGATACCTCCTACTAAGCAGAATGTACTTCGATTACAAATGTTGAATCCATATTCTCATAAGAAGGAAGCACGATTTCTGAAGCTGTAACAGATGTGATTGCAGGAGGACCGTATTCAACTTTCTTAGCAACTGCAATTCCCATACCATACATAGAAACATCTACATCAGCAACCTGTGAAGCTGTTCTTTCTTCTGGAGTAGTTCCAAACCAAGTATTGCCAAGAGAACCACTTGGTAGTAACGTAACCTTATTGTCAGGGTAGAAATACTGTTCGTTTCCCTCATCGTCAATGTACATCTTGTCGTAAAGAACAATAGTAAGTTTTGTTCTTGATTTTGTGATAGAGACAACATTATCATCTGTAAGCTCAATGTTTGCCGTTAAGTTCTGCGCAAGAATAGCATTTTTGACCTGTGCATTTTCTAACAGATAATTAAATGTGTTAGAGTTCATAAGCGCATAGGAAGCAATCTTTCCTAATTTTGCAAGTGCTTTTCTTGCATTATTAAGGTCAGTGAGTGGCTTGGAATTTGTAGTATCGCTCCACATAGCCGTGTCTTGCAATTTTAAGTAATGCTTCTTTGTGTATTCTCCGTTAGGGTCATAATCATACTCATACTTAACACCGTCAGATTCAATACCGATTGTAGGATGTCCATTTGTTGTTGAGAGAAGAGACATTCTCATTCTTTCTGGCACGACTTCCGCTCCGCTCACAAGAGTATTAGTGTCATCATAAATACTCTGCAATACACCCTGCAAATACGGATCGTTTTCATCTTTGATTCTATCAATTTCCTGAGCATCCTCTTCTGTGACAATCATCTGTTCACGGAAAAATGCCATCTGTGTTTTTTCTGTCTTTAATCCACCCCTTGCTCTGATTGTTGGCAGCGCATCAAAATTAGACGGTTTCAGTGATACAGGAAGTCCCTTGTGTGTCTTAATCCACTTTAAATCAAGACCTGACTTTTTCTTCTCTGGAAACCACTGTAAACCAAGATAAGGAATTGTATTGCTTGCGTTTTCTGTAGCCGCAAGTGCAATCGCCTTTGTATTTACCACTTCATTTACTAGCATTATTTTTACCTCCTGTTAATTATTCAAAAATAATCATTGGCAATGCCGCTTTTGCAACTTCCGCAATTTCAACACCTGAATGTGTCTGCGCAATTGTTTTGTCAATATATGCCTTTTTAAGCAACGTTCCCTGTGGTCTATCTTCTGTAACGTCATGTAATAAGATTCCCACTACTGTAGCCGTGTTATCTGCTACTCCTGTAGAACCGATAGGGGTTCCTGCTTTTACAACCTTTTTACCGTTTGCCAGTTTTGTATTAACGCTTGTAAAATCAAGTGTCATAGGGATTCCTTCAAACGGCTTTCTTTTTAAGATTTCAACATCGCCAGCGTATGTTGTCTGCTCAAACTGCATCATCTTAGTTACCTCCTACATAGTATGATAAAATATCATTGTTCTGTTTCTGACCGCCGTATAACTTTTCAACAAGTTTTTCAGCAGTAGTCTTATTTTCATTTTCTTTGCCAGCAGTACCGCCGCCTGGATTAGTAGAATTGTTTGCAATCTCCTGTTCTTTTGCCTGTGCCGCCGCAGTTTCTTTGTCAGAAATAATTTTTCCAAGAGCATCATAGTCCATAGTGCCGTCATCCTTAATAATCTGTGCCGCCTGTTCAGCACTTACATTAAATTTGGTAGCGGCATTACTGCGTTGTGTTGCAATTGCCTGTGCCTTTTCAAGTTCTGCAATTCTTGCGTTCGCTTTTTCAAGGTTTTTATTTGCCTGTTCAACCTCTGAAAGATTGCCAGCTTCCAATTCATCCAGCTTTTTCTGCAAATCATCCACATTATCTGCCTTTGCCTTATACTGATTAGCCTTATTTTTTTCCTTTGCAACTTCTGAATTATTCTGATTCAGCAGATTAGTGATCTGTTCATCTGTTGCATCTGGAAAAAGTTTTAAAACATCGTCTCTTGTCATAAATTACCTCCGTAAACTCACGCTTTTGTTACCGCAGGTCGCTCCTGCTGAGTCTCTCCTATTTACCGCATAGGTGCAATTTTATAAAATAAAAACAACTACCGATTATTCCTCGGTAGTTGCCTTATTCTGCTGATTGTTTAATTTTTCCATAACTTCCTGTGCTTTCTTTTCTTCTGCTTCGACATTATCAATGGTTTTCCATAATACATCAAAGTACGGTTTAGAAACTAAATAAGTTTTTTCTGCATCTCCCCAAAGTCCAACTGTTTTTACAGCAACAAGTGGATGTATGCCTGCCTGTAATAACTGATATAAGGTCTGTGCCTTAGTATACATGTTATCCTGTGGGCTATGGTTTATTTGCACTTCAAAATCCCTCATAGAAAGACCCAAATCATGGTCTTTTATGCGGATAACATTTAAAACCAGCTTTGCAAGGCGTTTTTCTGCTGTTTTTACAAGCGGGTCTTTTAGCTTTGCTCTGGATTTTGAAAAATCCCATCCGTTTCTAAGTTGCACCGCCCCTTGTGTATCGCCGCCTGTATTGCTCTGTTTATTTGGAATTGCCAAAATAGATAAGGCATTATCAATCAAATCTTCTTTAGCAACTTGACATTGCGTCTGGTTCAATTCCTGCGTCATAACATCAACATCACTCTTGTTATCCTTGTTAATGGATTTTACTACAAGAGCGTGGTTTATTTTCATTTTTTTAAATTCTTCTTCGTCAATCTCACAATTTACGAATTTTATCCACGCCTGCACAAATTGCTCTATGCCGTCCATTCTGTTAGACTGCATATTGTTCACAGCGTCCATTATATCTATTACCAATTCGATATCTGATAATCTGGATGGGTTATTTGGGTATTCCACGATAGGAATACTTCCAAAAGCGTGTACTTTCCAGTCCTGCACATTGCTATTTACAATCTTGCATTCATAGGAATCTGTGTAGCATTGTTTATACCAGTTTCCCTCAATATCTTTCAATTCCTGCACTGCAAGAATCGGCTCTCTCGTTGAGCGGTTGTAAATAACAAAAGTATTCATAGGGCTAGGTGCTACAATTCTGAACGGTATATCTCCATTAGCAAACTGTACAGCTTTAAATGATGTTCCAGTTGCCGACTGCCACTCTCCAGCTTCTATATCTTTTTCCTGCTTATTAGCATCCACCAGATAATCATTTAATTCATCAACTGCATTGTTGATTCTGTCATCATCTTTACGGCTGATATACTGGACAGGCTCGCCATATGTCTGACCGACCTTAAACTGTACCCATTCATAAGCATGGTTCTCGCAAATTTTATTGATAATATCCTCGTTGGATATTTTTACACGGTATCTGATAGGCTGGTCACCTTTGTAATAATTCCAAAGGTACTCTATAGCCATTTTGTTAAAGTAAAAGGCTCCAATGCACTGACCAATGACTTTTACAATGTTGTCTTGTGTAATAGTCTCAACATCTGTATATGCAATTTTTCGACCATAACATCCCTTGACCAGCTCTTGAAAAGTCCTGTTGTTCATTGCTTCTCCTTATACAAAACAAACGCCGCTAGAAGTGGCTCTTTGTGGTAATCTCTTTGTTTCTGTCTCTCCTGTGTCATAGTGGTATATGATTCTCTTTTCACATTTGCGGCACTTACAGATTGTATTTGTCTGTGACCGCATATCATGCCTGCCTACCGTTCTATGACATATAGGGCAGTATATTGTTTTTGATTCTGTCAAAATAAATCCCCCTTTTATGCATTAAAAAAGCACCGTCATAAAGACGATGCCTTTTGAGAGAGGTGTGAAAACTTATTGATTTGGTCTTTAACCATTTTAATAATACCACGCTGTATATAGGACATTCTAGGACAACATCATAATCCAATATACTGTTCACCGTATTTTTTTTCAAATTCCTTTAATGCCATGCCGTGAAGCCTTGTAATATTGCGAAAAGAATAGTTCATTTCTGTTGCTATTACTTCAAAAGTCTTTTTTTCAATATATCTGGCAAACAGAATATTATATACATTTTCATCATCCATACTGTCAATTTGACTTATGATTACATTTTTCTTTTCAACGTAACCGTCTATCATTCTATCCAGTTCTTTTTCCATTTCATCTATTTTAGAAAATGTAACTCCCATTCTGTCTGGGTCGGGGGAAGTTTTTACACGTTCATCATTCTGTATAGCAGTAACATTGCACGCCATTTCCCTTAATTGCTGTATTTCCACCAGCTTATTATTAATCATCCTGTTAAGTCTGCTTATTTGATTCAGATACTCTCTTGTCTGCATACTCAATACCTCCTAAATGGGTTGTGGACTGCTTCGGCTTTTGCTGATACTCCTGTACGCATTTCATTTTCAAATAATGCTAAAGAGTCTGGTGCATCATCATGTTTTACTTTTCCGCTACGTGTCATAGTGGTAAGTTCTTTCATGAATTTGTAATACTGACTTTGCCTGTCCATTTTCTTAAAATCTCTGAAATAATAATCACGTATGATATTATCTCTAGCGTTTTCCATTCTGGTTATCTTGTTAGCACAGTTGAATTTATATCTTGCGCTGCATCTGCCACCCTGCTTATTTACAATCTCCATTACATCACGACCAAAGTATTCTCCTGCGCTGTTGCTCTCAAATGTAACTGTTTTGACATTGTGCTTAATCAGCATGTTTGCACATTCTGGCTTGGTAAACTGTGTTCCGGCATTATCAAACACTACATCTACGATATAAACCTCGTTGCCGTACACATAGCCAATCGGCATTGAGCAACTGTCTTCTCCCTTATCTGCGCTATCGCAAGCCGCCATAATTGCATCTGGTTCACGATCAATAGGTAATTCTTCAAAGTAATTAAGTTCATTCTCTGCAAACATACGCCCTTTTGCTTCAAATGGTTCTTGTTGAAACTCTGCCGCCCACGTTTCTTCCGAAACAAGTTTTCTTTCCTTTTGGTAGTAAACGGTTGTGAATATTTTCCGCAATCCCTTTTTATCTTTTCGATAAATCTCCCAATTGCTTTCATCTGTGATCGGGTCAAGTGCCGGAATCGCAACTTCTTTCCACCTCCACTCCAATTCATCAGCCTTATTCTGTAATGCTGTAATCGGGTCATACAGACTGTATTTTGTACCTTGGATAATAATAGGTGTACCCTCTAATCTACGTCCAAGAACATCATCCGTAACCTTTTCACATAAAAATTCCAGTCTATCCCTGTTTCGTGCTTCCTCATGGTTTTTTACACAGTCATCAATGTATACAAGAACATTTGCTTCGGTACATCCTACGATTGCACCATCAATCGGGCGGCATGTAAATGTCGGGAAGATATTTTTGCTTTTAAGGTCGATTGATAGATTTTCAGCACTTTTGTAATCTTTTTCTCCTATTTTCTTTGCTTCTGGAAATACACTTAAAAATCGTTGATAAGTACTTTCTGTCTCAAATCCTTGTAACAATCCACCGTAGAATCTCTTAACAAGTCCTTCTCCTTTACCAACACCAAATATACTTCCATCTGGGTCACGACCGCCCATCATCATAGCAAGTCGCAATCCACCTGTAGTTTTCCCAGTACGTTTAGGTTGAGAAACAGACAGAAAATCAAGTTTTCCGTCATATATTTCTTGATAAGCACCAACAACTGTCTGTAATACTCTCTTTCTTGGAAAATAAAATCTTTTCCACGGATCCTTTTCATCAATTTCAATGTAATAAAAAAAGCTGTCTACCAGATATGCGGATTCAAGTCTTAATACCTCATAGTAATTATTTAAGACTGTAATTTCGGTGTTATTATCTCCGCAGTATATTTCTAAGTCGTAAATATGACCACCGCCTGTGCTTTCCGCAACTATGTTGTCTATTAAGTTTTTTGTTTTCTTGGAAATTTCCAGTGAGAATGGTATGTCTTTGTCATTATACATACCCCACTGTATAGAATTGACATAGGCTTTTATTACTTCTTCGGATTCCCCATTTTTAACAATGTTATGGATTCCTTTTCGCTCTATGTAATTGTTATTACCTTTTAACTGGTTTATTAAATCCTTACTTGCCAAAAAGGACACCTCCGCATAGCAGAAGTGCCTTGACCTCTGCCTATAACTGTTTTAGGTTAGCGACTAACTCCATTTGTTAGCCGGTAATATCGTTTTAGCTGCAATATACTGTTTTGTGGCACAATGGACATTCAGCTTTCCATTCGTCACCTTCAATCTGGCATCCGCAATATTCATATTCTCCCTTATCCGCTTCAAATATGGTCTTGCATTCCTTACACTCAAAGCGAATAGTTTTCTTAGCAAATTCCAAACTGCCCTCTCTAATTATCTTCATTCTTTCCACCGTCCATTAAAACAACATGTGTTACTTTCCCAGTTTTTGTTACTTGGTCTACTTCCAGTTTTGTCTGAAGCTTATCAATATGCATATCAATATTTGTCATATGCCTAATTTGCTTATCCCCGACACACAAACTTGTACTGCCGTCCTCATACTGTAAAAGTAATAATTTAATCTTTTTGCTTTCCTGCATTTTTGACTTTATCGTTATATCTCTGATAATCACAAGCAAAATAACCGCTATCCAATAGCACGCATATGCTATTTTGCCTAAAAAAACATAAAAAATTGCTCCTATTACGCAAGCAACAAAGCAAATAGCAATTATTCTGGCATATTCAATTAATGTCTTTGCTACAATTTTAAGTATTCTTTTCATTCCCCATAAATCTCCTTGTTTCTTCATTTATTTTAGAACAACTAGCAAAATTCATTTCAATATGGCTTTGTGGCAGTCTGCCAAACTTTTCCAAAGCATATTTTTCTACCACTTCTCTTGAAATATCTATTCCAAAATTTATCATCGCTTCTTTAGATGGTGGTTGATACTCTGACAAAGGATTATCAATGTTCTTCATTTCTCATAAACCTCTCAAAATCTTCCATACACTTAGGGCACAAGTCGTATGTGGTATTTAAAATACCATTCCTTGTAACAGAATTTCCGCACAGTATTCCTTTTTTAATTTCTGCACCGCACCTGTCGCAAGTGTGCCATTCTTTTTGATGTTTCATTTTCTCAATCATCTTTCTTATATTCTTCGATAAACTTCGTAATCCCATTAAACGGTATATCCTCTGCTGATTGTGGCATATGGCGTACTATCTCCTCAATCTTTTCCCACCGCTTTATGTTTGCAAGAATCATTGTAGATACAGGATTCTCTAACATAAACATGGAATATCCGACTGTGAATCTGTCTCTTTGAACCATTTTAGCAGAATCAATGGCATGGAAACGAATTTCTATATGTTTGGTATCTATGATATTCTTTCTAAAATCAAAGAACACGCAACCTGGAATATTCGAGTCTGTTATTCGAGCTTCTAACTCTTTCATTGCCAGTAATTCTCGACTGCAAGTATCTGTAATAATCAAAATGTTGTCTTTCATTTATCCACCTTTCTGTACAGATTAAAAAATTCTTTGTCCTGTCCGATTCCAAGATGTTCTCTCAACGCAAAATTAGTTATTCACTCTCGATTAAAAGAATTTCTAACAATATAATTTGCTAACTCCCCATCTTTCCATCCGTCCGTACTTGTCATAGAATCATAAATCTGTTTATATTCTCCTGTCAGTTTGCCAAATTCAAACCATCCCAAGTCAAGTGTCACTCCATAATCATAAAATCCCCTGTCAGACCACTTTTTGACATAATACATTAACTGCTTATATGAAAATCCAAGCCTTTCAAAAATATTTCCAATAGTTCTTATGCTCAATTCACGGTCACTCAAACGCAATTTTCTTTTCTGTTCATTCACGCAAGCTCTAAAAAATATTTTTTCTAATGGTTTCATCATTTCACCAGCTTTCTACCACAGATAGGGCAAAATTTTATGTCTTCGATTCCGATTCCAGACATAAAGGGGTCGCTGCATCCGAAGAATAAATGAAATGCACTTTCAAATTCAACAATTTGTGTTTCATTTTTTTCTGGATAATATCCGCCTTTAAAAGCTCCTTGCTTGATTTTTTCCAATTTTCCTATTTTGCAACAAAATTCGCACATATCACTCTCTCCTATCTGTGCAGTTCACCTACGGTACTTGCAAAAATCAGAATGGCAGGAATCGAACCTGCGACCGCCTGTATATAAGACAGGTGCTCTAACCGACTGCGCTACATTCTGCTGCGTTAGGTTCCAGTTTTTTACTTGCTCCACACCTAACTAAGTGCAAGTTTTTGTTAGTCAGAGGTTCATCAAAACCACTCTAGGGGATTCATTTGCCGCAAAACTGCGCATTTTCACGGTTTACAAAGAATCAGCAATAACATTACATGATCATAAAATTGTACACAAGACGAATTGAAATGATATTAACAATTCTTCGCACTTCTCATAAACTGCTACGCTGATGCACCAGCGCAAACTTCCAAAGTGCCCCTTGCTACCCACTGGCTATTGCTGTCACAGTGTCGCTTATCTCCGCAAGTGTAGTTTTTTAAGATACCTCAAAGCAAACTGTTGATATCTCTTAGCAGATACGGCAATTACTTGAATTACCGATAGTGGCAAGGTGGAATCGAACCACCGCATAGGAAACCTCTGCCCTGCTCTGCCTTTTAAGCTATTGCCACTAAGTAAAGGGGAATCCGACTGTAACGGTCATATCTGCGTAAGCTATGGTTCGGGTTTCCACCAAGCGGTCAAGTGTTGTGGGATTTCACTCGACCGATACCAGCCGGACGGTCTCTCACCGCCCTTAACAGTAGTCCTAACTGGTGTAGAGGAGATTACATACCTATCTCGGAAGAAAAGGTAAATGGTGTGTACGTCCTGTCCAAAATGCTAAAAACAGGGCAACGGTAACGGTAGGTGTCGAACCTACTCAGCATTTCTGCCCTAACTGTTTAGCAAACAGCCCTCTTTACCGATTGAGTACGTTACCTAACCTTGTTTTATAAAAAGTAGCCTTGCATGAATTATCAAGAAATGAAATTCTATTGAAAAATTCTTTTCTTTGTATACCATGTTATCTATAAAAATCCGAATTGTAGGTATAATCACTATTTCATTTTTGAAAATACAAAAATCTTTTCTTTCTAACCGATACATAACAAGTCTACCTTTCTGCCAGTTCTATGTATTTCCCGAGATACCATCATTTTCTCTCTTATCCCTGTGTTCAAATTGGCATTCCAACATCTTTGATATGTTCTGTCGGTCACATTTAATGCCGTGCCCCTGTCGGAACAATTCGCATTCTAAGACTTGACCGCATCTGGAACACTCGTCTGTGATTTGCTTGCCGAATATTAACATGGCTATGACTCCTTACCTGATTTGTAAATAATTGTTATTAAAATCCGATTTTATATCATAAAGTATTAAATATTTTATCTATTGGGTTGTTATTGTTTTTCACAAGCAAATATTCCTCTATTGGTAGTACAGTCCCGTTATTTTTCTTTTTTTGATTCCCATAAGTCATCATATTCTCCTACGTAATGCTTTTCTGTTAACCCATCTCTAAATACTATTTCAGATAGCGTTTCTCCCTTGTGATTTCTAATATCAGCTCTTTTCTACTACAATATATTTATGGTTAATATCCCTTACAGCCAGTAAGGAATTATCCATCTTGTTGCTTAAGCTGTTAGAATGTAGGTAGCAATTGGATATCTTCTCCTTTCTTGGACTTCGCGTCCGTAACACAGACTGATAACCAGCTCCTCATTCGCAGCGTTCGTTTTATGCAGGTTGAATCACCTCAGGTGCATTCGTGTCACACCACAGTAGATTGAATAGGCAATGAGTAAAACTGGTACTTATCCATTGCAATAATCTTAAGGAGTGACAAATTTATGAACGCAGTAGGTATCGATGTTTCAAAAGGTAAAAGTATGGTTGCTATTATGCGGCCTTTTGGCGAAATTGTTTCCACACCCTTTGAAATTAAACACACATCCAGTGACATCAATTCGCTTGTAAAACTTATCAAGTCTATCGAAGGTGAGTCCCGAATTGTAATGGAGCATACCGGACGCTATTACGAAGTCCTTGCCCATCAACTTTCCGAAGCAAATCTTTTCGTTAGTGCCATTAACCCAAAGCTTATCAAGGATTTTGATAACGATTCCCTTCGTAAAGTCAAAACAGATAAAGCTGACTCTGTTAAAATTGCCCGATATGCACTTGACAAGTGGCAAAATCTGAAACAGTATAGCGTTATGGATGAATTACGCAATCAACTCAAAACCATGAACCGTCAGTTTGGCTTTTACATGAAGCACAAGACGGCTATGAAGAATAACCTTATCGGCATCCTTGACCAAACCTATCCTGGTGTTAATACTTATTTTGACAGTCCTGCACGTAGTGACGGCAGCCAGAAATGGGTCGATTTTGCATCTACATACTGGCATGTAGACTGTGTCCGTAAAATGTCCATAAACGCTTTTATTGATCACTATGAAAACTGGTGCAAACGCAAGAAGTACAACTTCAGCAAGTCAAAAGCTGAAGAAATCTATGGAAAAGCAAAGGAGCTTGTTCCTGTACTTCCTAAGGATGACATTACAAAGCTTATTATCAAGCAGGCAGTTGACCAACTTAACAGTGCTTCTATTACTGTTGAGTCGCTACGCACTCTCATGAACGAAACTGCATCCAAGCTTCCGGAGTATCCCGTTGTTATGGCAATGAAAGGGGTTGGAACGTCACTCGGTCCTCAACTGATGGCTGAGATTGGTGATGTTTCCCGTTTCACTCACAAGGGTGCCATTACTGCTTTTGCCGGTGTAGACCCTGGTGTTAACGAATCCGGCTCTTATGAACAGAAAAGTGTTCCAACTTCAAAACGAGGTTCTTCTGACCTCAGGAAAACACTATTTCAGGTAATGGATGTCTTAATCAAAACACATCCACAAGATGATCCTGTGTATCAGTTCTTAGACAAAAAACGGGCTCAAAAGAAACCGTATTATGTCTATATGACTGCCGGTGCTAACAAGTTTCTACGCATCTACTATGGACGAGTGAAAGAATATCTTGCATCTCTTCCAGAATCTTAATTATCTACTATACCTTTCAGACCAGCACTGGTGTGGTGGTCTTGTTTTGATGTCTAATTTTCAACCTGTATAAAATTTTCAAAGTTCTTTCATTTTAGCCTTGACTTTTTATTTGCAGGCTGTGTTAACAAATCAACTTTATTTTTGTAAGTCTTTATGTTGTTTGACTTTAAAAATTCCTTAAAGAAAGCAGAGTCTGTCATTTTTGTTTTTTCACCTAGATTAAGTAAATTATGGCATTCTTTTCTTCCTATCTTTCCCTTTAGATAATCCCATAAAATTATCTCGTAGTTTTTTGGAAGTTCTTTTCTGTGCCTGCCCTTATTGTATGATTTTACTTGCCTTACAAGGCTTGCGTTATGTACGCATTTATGACAGCTTACGCAAAGAGGAACAATATTACTAATTTTATTTGTACCGCCAAATATGAGAGGCACAATATGATGATATTCAATATATTGTTTACTCCCGCAATTACAACATTCGTTTCCAAGTTTTTCTTTGAGTTCTTTTTTAAATGTTTTTCTATTAAACTCCGTTTTTAATTTTTTGTAATTTTCTGGTCTCTCAATGTTTTCATTCATTTTTTCAGTTCCTCTAACAGGCTTTTTTGTTTTTAAAAAAATTTTTCATACTTAGAGGCGGTCAGTCTGCTTGTTTTATAAACCCCCTCCCCCCAGTTTCAAAAATCATACAAAAAATCAACTATTCGCAAAACCACTGTTTTGTAAACAATTAACATATGTTCGATAAAACCTTGAAGCCCTTATAAACACTGCATTCTAGCCGTTTTCCTTATCTTCCAGTACTGCATTGTTATCCTGTATCTGTCCAATAGTGCCATTAATTGCACCGAGTCGAGGTAGTTCTGCTGCTGTTTTTATTGCTCTTATAGTTTCCTGCTGTATCATACGGCGTGGCTCATACAGTTTGCCCAACTCATCCTCGTTGTTAGCTCTTAACGCATGACCCATTGTGTCATTGCTTAATCCGTTAGTATTTGAGTCCTGCATCTCTTCCTGTAATTTTTTCTTAACGTCAAAGCGCAGACGACTTGATTCATCGTTTCGGTTTACATACCCATTACCATAGTACTTAGTACATAACCCATTATTATTAATTATATATATATTATTGCACTCCATATCTATATCATTTTGAGGTAACATAAATATATAACCGTTAGTGCTATTAGCTTTATGCCATAGGTCTATAGTAAATCTATTAATACCTGTTAGATTGCTAAACTGGTTATATTTAATAACTCCACCATAGCGCTTATTAAGCTTTATAAATACATCTACTACAGACTCTACAGACTCTACATCCCATGTCTTTAGCTTGGATTTGCAGTTATTAAATGTCGTATCGTTTTTGCCAGGCTCAAATACATCTTTGTATATGTCTGACCAAATAGAATCTATAATATCGGCTTTTCTCTTTTCCGGTGCGTTTTCCACGTCCAGATCTATATACATATCTTTAAACGCAATCTCTGTTAACTCTGCTAGAGATAATACATCTATGCTCTTTCTGTCCATGTTTACACCTCCTAGAAAAAACAAAAAGCCCTTTAAACCAAATAGAAATACAAACACTGCATGTTATAAATACAGCATAAGTAAAACATATTTGCCTTAAAAGGCTTTTCTTGCGTATAAAACAGCTATTATAAGCTGTCCTGTAAATCTTAATCGTGTATAGCTCTCTAATGAGCTTATAAATATAATAAAGCAGTTTACGTAAAAATGCAATAGGTTTTTAAAAAAAAATATCCAGCAGATCAACGGTTAGATATATCCGCAAAATGGAAATTTAAACCGATAAGGAAAATCTGTCTTTAAATCCAAAATTTAAAAACTGTTTTGCTCTTAACAGGAAAATTTTTGTTGTCTCGCGCGTATACGCGATATATAACCTATACTAACCTTACCTAACCTATACTATACTACGGATACAAGCTGTATACATTCTGTATCCAAAACGGTTAAATCGGTTAAAATTTGGAAACATTTACAGGTTTAAAACGGTGGTTTATCTGGTAGTTGTATGTCTCCTAGAGTTGGCTCTTGCTCTACATGCTTAATAATACATGTCTTCCTTGCGTTTATCTCTTCTTGTAGCTTCAATAGCCGCATACGGTTGTCTGTCTCTTCCTCTTCTGTCGCTATATGCTTCTTAAATGCCCTAGAATCAATTTTAATATCGTTGTCGATAATTTTATCGTCAAATTCATTTTCATTCGTCCTAGACGATTCTGTGACGTTTGGACGGTATTCTGTATTGTTTGCCAGTCTTCTGTTTATTTCCTCTTGCGTCATTTCTCTTATGTTGATTTCTTCTTGTTCCGTAGGTAAAGATATATTATTAATATCTATATGCGTATTATTCTCTACTTGCTTTAGCTTTTCTAGCACGCATGTATTAATAAATCCATTAACTGTAAAACCACTTCTTGTTATTCTTTCTTTAGTTCCCTTCGGAAGCCTACAGGAAACATTATCCCATGTTTCTTTAGCACGTTCATTTTGATTTTTCGCTCTTTCTCTTGCTTTTTCCGCTATTTCTTTGCTTGTTTTCATGTTTTTTACCTCCTGATTTTAAAATAATTATACAATAGTTAATTGCAATAGTCAACTGCAATAATCAATTAAATATAAATCATTAAGCGCACGCAATACATAATTGCAATAGATAATTGCTTTAAATATGTATAATGCAAACAAAAAGCACCCTGTCGGATGCTCTTGCAAATCTTTTAAATATGTGGGTCGTATCTTGGAATCGTGTCCATGTCTATAATCTGTACTTGTCCTTTATCGTCCAACTTAAATGCAAACATTATACCGCCCGTGATCGTTACGTCTGGCATATCTCCATTTTTAACAGGTAATACGTTGTTATCCCAAAGATACAGCGTATTATATCCATGTCTATACATGCCCTTTAGGATGTCGTAAAAGATTTTAATTTGTACGCCTTGTTCCCGACTAACCAGATATATATTACGTTGGCTGGTCATGTAAGGTTTTTTAGGGTTTATGCTGTACCCAATCGGCGCTCCAACGTCCTGCCCTTTGCTATATTTGGTTTTGCTTATGCTCTTATCGTACCAATTAGTAAGCCCAGCTGTTCGGTATTCCTCTGCTGTACCGGGAAAGAATATCTTTACAAGTCCTTTATGTTCTAGCCCGAATGCTTTTATATTCTCTCTTACAAAATCCCTGTACCACTCTTTATCCTCTGGTAGCTCTAATACATCGTAATAATTATAAGTGTCTTCCATAGTTAATTTTTGCGTGTTTTTGCAAAAGAATGTATAAATATTATTACTGGTAATTAACTTGCTTGCTACAGGTTTATTCATGGACACAAGACCGCTGTAGTAGTCCATACTGCGATACTTTCTGTTAAATTTCATTCTGCGCTCGTTTATTACAATATAGGTTTTATCCGGATTGACTATTACATAATTACCTACTATTGGCTTATGCCAAGATAACGCCAATTCTTCCAGTTTATCTGACCCGATCATGTCTATTGCTTGATGTATCATTTTTTCTCCTCACGCAAAGAAACCGCATACAATTACGGTTTCTTTGCTATATAGCTTGTTTTAAATCAAATAAATATCTGTTATCTCCACAACAGCATCTCTTAATGTTTCTGCGGCTTCGTCCAAATTTGTATATTCTTCGTATTTTCCGATTTTTGGTTCTACCTTTTCACAGCATTCTACGATTTTAAACAAGTAGTTAATGCCGTCCATTTCGTTTACCATGTAAGAGCTACTATACTCTTCTCCGACATGGTAATTATATGGGTCTATGCCTGTTTCACTTTCGCCATCCCAGACATCCCAAAGTCTTACAACATCCCCAACCTCTAAATCTGGGATAGTTGTATCTGTACGCTCGCTCTCCTCGATTAACTGCATTGCTCTCTTTACTGTTTCATTCATAATCTTTTTCCTCCTAATTTTAAATTTTTATTGACTAATCAAACCAATTATAATACTATATATACATAGCTTTGCTATTGCGTAGCATCCATGATGTGCTACACAGTCGTTACCATCAATGGGGTAACGTTGGATTGAAATAATATTTTTTAGAAATTGGTACAGTTATTTACTGTACCTTTTTTCTTTCCAGTGCTTATATATTTCGCAGCTTGCACTGTTTAAAATATCTTTTTCTGTTTCTTTTTTCACGTTTCCATCATCATCCACGTGAATAAGTGTTCCTGTCGGGCAATGAACAACATCATTGCATGATAATGAATGAAATTGCTCTATCTTTTCCCTGTATTCATTTGCTTTGCTTGAGATATTTACTAATATTTCAAGCTGTTTCAACGAAAATGCTTTTAATATCTCATCAGAGAATTGTTCTCTGATGTACCATTCCATATTATTTATAGCTCTTTGCTTTTTATATAAAAGTTCTTCTTTTCTCATGTTCTTATTCCTCCTCGCTGATAAAATCATACGCCGTTACGTTCCCATCCTCATCCCACTCTGATTCCAGCTTGCCACCATCTAGCAGGATGGCAAGCTCTTCTGTTGTGTAGTCTTCGCTACCTCTAGTGGCATTGCTTTTTATAAAGACAATTGTCTTTATACGTGTCGATCCCGAAATAGAACGGTTCGTTCTTTTCGTTCTTCTTTATTTTCTTGGCTGTCTCCAACATTTTGTTTTTCATAGTTCCCGTTCTCCTCTCTTTGCTTATTTCCTGTTCCTTGACTATAATATAGCATATAGTTGTTTCTTTTGCAAGTGATATTTTAAAGAATTTTAAATTTATTTTTTTCTGCTTCACTCTCTACATATTCTATAAGGTCTTTTGGTTGCATATCTAAAATCATACAAATTCTGTTCACGCTCTCCAAAGATATATTAGTATCTTCATTTTTTATCTTTTTTAGTGTGTCTTGACTCAAAATCTTTGTTGTTTTGGCTTTATAAGTGTTAAATCCGTGACGTTCCAATGCATCAGCTACATTTATTTTGTATCGTAACATATTTTTAAATATCCTCCTTTATTATATTAATAATATTGTATTACAGCATAACAAAAAAATCAATAAAAATATTTCTTAAAAAAGTTATAAAAAGTATTGACTATTTCTTTTTAAAGTGATATGGTTATCTCAACAACAAAACAAGGAGGGAAACACCATGGAAGATAGAATACAGGAACTTGAATCTATATTAACACAGGTTTGTGGAAACTATGAGAACGATTGTTCTAAGTGTCCAAAGCAATCCGAATGTGAAGAATATTGTAAGTTGGCGCAGATTTACGAGATAGTAAACAGATAAGAAAGAGAGGAAAACAATATGATTATAGGAACTTTAACAGATGGAACAAAATGCGTATATGATTTACCAAACAACATAAAGACAGCCGAGGAAATGCAAAGCCTTGTATATGGCTACAACAACGGCAGAATGGCAGAAAGTCAACGACCAGAGCTTTACAATCAGCCCAAATTATTAAGCCTCAACGGTCCGATGTGGAACGGTTGGGGAACTCTTAAAAGCACAGGCGAAACAGTCGCAATTATTCGCTATGAAAAGCCTAGCAAATTTTAGCCGAAACGCTCCGATCTGGAGCGTCAGCCGCGGGACGGTCGCCGTGGCTCTGATGATGGCAGACCAGAAAGGGAAAATATGAAAACGTTAAAATTTGAAAACAATAAAATCTATAGTACCTCTTCACTTTTTGAAAAAACTGATGTTTTTGAAATCGTGGAAAAAATTCCGGTTCGCTTTTTTGTCTGGAATATTGGTGAAAACATGGGAACGCATGAATATATTCCGGTTTGCGAAGACTTGCACCCAGAATACAAAGACAATTACGAGATCAACACGGCAACACTTAAAGCCGTAAAAGTTGCACCGGATGAATGGGAAAAACTCAACAAAGCGGCATCTTGGGGAGTTGGAAACCTTAAGCAAGCAGAAAAAGCCCTAAAGAGCAAACGCCACGGCTACACGTCCGACAGAAAAAGAGCTGCCGCAGAACTCACAATTGAAATTTTCCGCAGAATTTGCGAATAGTCGAAACCGCCAAAAGGCGGTCTGTAGGAACTGCCCCACCTGCACTGATGAGACAGGGCGCATAATGAAAGGATGGTTGATTATATGACATTATATGATTTATACATGGGAGCCAACAACAATACAATGTTTGTTAGCTGGAGAATTTACGGTGAAAAAAATAAATTGATTTGTCCTGATTACGGGAGCAAAAAGACAAATGAGCTTGATAATTTAATAGTTAAAAACTATATGTGGAGCAAAAACAGGGAATTTATAAAAGTATATGTACATTCTAGGTAATCCGTGGCGGTATATCGGGGTTCGATTCCCCGACTTGCTTTTACCCGATAGGGAATAAAAATGATATGGAGGATAAAAAATGAGTGTATTAGCAAATGAAGAAAAGGAAGTTTACAGTGCATACGGCATGACAGTATATTGCGTGGAAAATGAAAACATATGGTTGAAAAACCATGATACAGTGTATACTGCTATCAGAATTGAAAAAGCGGGAGAAGATATAGTTGATATTGGTCTGGATATTAACTATATAGACAAGCGTAATTTTGAAAAATCAATAGATAATTTCCTCTGGTGGATTAATGAGGATAAGCCTGGGAAAAGCTACACAGAAAGCGCCGTGTATGCGTGGCTCACAGAATGTAATAATTTCCTGAACTATCGCATAGAATCACGCAAGAAATACGGTAACAATTCAATCTACAGCCCCATGTAATAGTGGGGCTTTTGCCATATAAGGAGGTGGGCGAATGACAGCAAAAGACTTTTATTTGTACCATAAATCACTTTTTGATAACTGGATTTATGGGGATATCGTGCAAGTATGGGATGATGCAGGGGGCAACACTTGCATCAAATACCAGTCTGGGAACTGGTTTCACTACAGGGTTTCAAATGGTCATATAATGTTTTGGTAAAGGGTGGGAAATTTCCATCCTTTTTCCAGTACCATGTTACCGTACAGGGCTACGTGTGCGTTATCCGTCCATGTAGCCGTATGCAGTAACCGTACCTTGACAAGAACATAAAACAGGCGTAGAGTGTTTATAACTATATCTGTGCCATAAGTTGTACCCTGTTAGGTTTAAAATGCCTTACAGTGGCTTACAGTGCGTTTTGCTGGTATATCTGTTATGTGCCTATGATCTACAGCAAACAGATACAGCCTGTGCGCGTATAGTCCGCACTTTAGCATTGTAAAGTTTTGCATCCATTTTCTGGTCGCAATCTTCCAAATATCGCACATAAAGTTGGTCACGTTTCTGATCTGGTTTTTCCAGTCCAAAAACCACCCCAGGGGGGGTTCAAAATTTTTCAGAATGTTGCGGAAAATCCGGACAAAATTTTGCTTCAAAACCGTTCTGAAAATCCCAGTCAGAAAATCACCCTAGGGGCGGTCAAATTTGTTTCAGAATATTTTTTTCTCATAGAGATTTTTAGGTACACATCTTTTCTCAACATTTTTCTGTGGAAATTTGAAATTTCTTTGCAAAAATCAATCTCAAATTGCATTAGTACGCAACTTTGCCAGCAAATCATCTAACAGATATATTATCTCTTTCCCATAATCAGCCATGAAATTACACAACCGTTCTTCCAAATCTATAGGTATAGACACATCATGCGCAAAACACATGACATGAGTTAGTTCATGGCAGATTACACGTTCTGTCATGTATGCAGACATACCACTTGCGATTGATACTGTCTTAGTGCTGTTGTCTGTAACACCAAATGTGTACGTTCCGTCACTGCGCTGTAAGTCTTTGCTATTGGCAGGAACAAAAGCTAATTTCCATGTCTGACCGTTTACTGTAAAATACATAAAATCAACTCCTATCCAAAAAGCCACCAACCTGTGCGGCTAGTGGCTTTATTGCTATTATTCTTCATCAAGGCAACATTTCATATCATTGTAGAGTATTTCATCAGCCATTTTTCTTAGTTGTGGGAAATAAGATATAACTTCTGAATTACTCCACGGTAACCTATCATTCAGAGCTATAAACTTCTTCCTTGCGCTGTCAAAATTGTAGTACTCATTAATGCCCTCTAATATACGGTGCATATACTCTCTTTTTGTCATGTCAAACTTATCTCTGACATAATTAATCTTTGATTTTCTGGTGGAGTACCAATCAGTTTCCCTTTCAAGTAGCAGATTTTCTGGGATTTTTCCAAGTGTGTTGTTCTGTTCCTGCTGTACTTGCTTTAAAGCATCTTCCATTTCGTGGAAACGCTTAATGTATTTTTCTGTGAACAAAACTCCTTTTTCTCCTGTAAATTTGTTTGCTAAAAATTCACAGCCCATCTTAGTTACTTCGTAACAAGGTCTTGTCTCTCCTTTGTCATCAACATAAGAATTTTTAATGAAAAATTCAACCGGCTCCATTTGGTGCTCGTCTAAAATTTCTATATATCCCTTAATGTGTTTCCCTTTTTCTGTTCTCCCCTCTAATTTTCTTAAAAGGTTTTTATGTTGCATTCCCATCATATCTGCAATATCTAAAGTAGATATTGTGTATTCTTCGTTGCTAACTGTGATTTCTTTATTCATAAATGCGCCCCCATTAAACAAATGGAATATAAGTTCCGTCCATTATGCCAATAGCCAGTTTCATACCTTCAACCGCATAAAATCTGTTAGAATCAACAGAATTGTCAATAAACTCTTGCTCTATTGTCTCGTAAAGTTCATGGCTTAAAATTCCTTTTAGCTTATCAAGAGTAGGCTTAAAAAATTCCATATACTTGTCTGTCATTTTTCTTTCTTCAAACTGTCCTTCATAAACGATTTCTAAAAATTTGTCCATTATTAAAACCTCACTTTCAAAATAATACTTGTGTGAGATTCCCTTATGTGATAGAATATTTCACATGAGAGATATCTCACTTGGATAGAACGTTGTACAGATTTCCTGTCGTGCCAACGTTCTATTTTTTTATTTCAGCATAAACCTTTTTTATCCCAGTCATCACAATATCGTATTGAGTTTTGTTTGACTCTTCACAACATTTTTCAAGAAGCGCTTTATCTTCTTTTGTTGCTCTAATTTTTATTTGCTCTGATTTGGGATTTTCTATTTTGGGTCTGCCTGTCCTTGGTGACATTTTTCTCACCTCTCTTTCTGTGTACACATTTAGTATATTACAGTGTACACACTAAGTCAAGTACTATTTCAAAATTTTCTAGCCATTATTTTATTTTCAAGGTTCTAATCAAAAAGGCTAGAGTTATTCGCCCTAGCCTTTGCCTTTACATCTTAGCCGCAAGTGTGGTAATCTTTGTCTTTGCCATTTGCCGCTCTTCTGGTGTCATATCTGCCAGTAGCCCTGTCAAATCCTCTGACAGTTCTTTCAGATATTCTTCCAGACTGTGCATATTGGCTTCTTTATCCTGTGGTGTAGTTCCCTTGTGCATTTCCTTTGTTTCCATGTAGCCTTTGCGCATCATGCCAGCCCTGCCCTCTCTGCTGTCTCTCATACCACCGTCTTTACGCATGGGTTCTGTCTCGGTATAGTACATACGTCCTCTTGATGCCCTGTCAAGGTCACGCATACGCTCACGTTCAGACATGGAATCCCAGTCCTGCAAATCTTCCCTGTTCATCATGTGCATATATGGCGGTTCTTCATAGCCACGTCTGCCAACGTAACTACCTTTGCCTTTAGGCGCATATCTGCCAGTAGTCTTATAACGGTAATCGTCATAAAATCTGCGGTCAAGCATTTCCTGTACATCTTCTACGTCAGATTCTTCCATGATGTTTGTCAATGTACGGTAATACATGGCTTCCGCAAGGTCTTTAAGCATATCCGTTACTTTTCCCATCTCATCCGTATTCACGTTCTCAATGCCTTTTTCAAATTCGGACTTTGCACATTCAGACAGTTTTTCGATCATATCATGCATTCTTTTGATATCCATAATATACGCCCCCTTATGCTTCCCTTGTTGCAATTAAGTTGCTGTTCTGAACCTGTATTGTCTGTGCAGACGTATTTTCAACAGATACTGTGCTACAGCATCCCTTTGGAACATCAATGTATGCCTGTGCGCTGACGTTAAAAAGATTCTCGACAGCCGCAGGGCTAACTATCATTCTTGTTGACTGCAATGGTTCTCCGTCTACAGAAATAGCAAGTGATATGGCATCCACTGTACCGCCTGTAGGTATCTGTATATTCCCCGAATATCCCACAAGATATCTTGCCCTGCACTGGTTTGTGATTCCCCTTAATTTAATGATTCCACTGCCCTGTCTATGAACAATGCAATTTGTACCGTTTACCGCTGTTTCTGTGAAAGCTACATCCTGTCCAGCTTCTACCGTTTGTAATGCGATTGCTGTAATTTCCATAAATTTACCTCCATAAAATTGAAAAGGGCAGACTATACTGCCCGCCCTTTAGTTTCCTGTAACACTGCTATACGCAGACATAATCTTTGATTAAGTTACCGATATTCTGTTGTTAGCATCCACAGCCTGTATTACATCCGCATCCGTTGTATGCATAACCGTAGAGGTTAGATGCAGGGAATGCTGGTACAGGTGTCGGTCTTACAGCGTCAATAATCTGGTTTGTCTGTGCGCTCATGGCTGAAGTCAGAAGTGCATTCTGTCTATCCTGTGAAGCAGCTCTTCTCAAATCGTTATTCTCTGCCTGTAAGGTTGCGATCTTGTCATTCGTCAGGAAGTCCAGAATTGCTCTTGTTCCTGCCTGCTGGCTGTCGATAATGTCTCTTGTATTGCTGTTCATGGTGTTCTGCAAAGCGCAAGTGTTAGTTGCTAAATTGTAATTAATTCCCTGAATAGCTTCACGGGTTTCACAGCAACAGTTAGCAAGCTGTGCCTGCAAAGCATTTGTATTCTGCATATTAGCAACCGTATCAGCGTTGATCGCCTGCTGGATGCCGAATCCAGTCTGCAAAATGTTTGTGTTGATGCCATTCATGCCGTTTTGCACTGCATAAAATCCGTCACAAATTCCGTTTGTAATGCCATCAAGTTTTGATACAACCGCCTGATTATCAAATCCTCTCTGTAAGTCAGCCTGTGTAACTGCACTTGTTGAGTATGGTGTCGCTCCACCATTATTGCCATTTCCCCAGCCACCGAAGCCGCCGCCCCAGCCACCGAAAATTGCAAAAATTACAACTATAAACCAAAGCCATCCACCGTCAGCCCAGTTACCGTTGCCATTTCCGTTTCCGTCAATGTTCGCTACTAATGGAACGGATGCACAATTGTTTGAAAACATACTTTTTTACCTCCATTAAATTTATTTCTAATCTTGCAAGAATTAGCTTTTATAAATGAAACTGTTTTTTAATTTGGTTCATTGCTTCATCAGGATTCAATCCCTTTTCTTTGCACAGATTCCTAGCCATCTGCTCAATGCCCTTGGTGTCTCCGTTCTGCGCCATCTGCATAGCGTTCTTGGCTATTGGATTCTGCATTATCTGACTATTACCCATAAGCTGTTGTACAATCTGCTGTGGGTTGCCACTTTGCATCATTTGCATTAACTGCATTGGATTAAACATACTTACTCATCCTTTCTCTGTGACTGTGAAGTTTTTCTTTGAGATTGCAAAGATTTTTCTAACTGCCCTAGCCTGTCAGATATTTCATCAAACTTGCTCATAATACCCTCTGTAGCTTCGTCAGAAAGCTCACATTTCAATTTTTCTGTATCGGTCGGTACATTCTTAGGATCGTTATCCAAAACAGGCTTATAAGTAACTGTGCGGATTGTACCGTCTGCATTCCAGCTCTTGGCATATACTTCTGACAAGTCCTGCTTTGGAAAAAACGCAACACTACCGTCCATGGGTACATCATTTGCTGTTATCTGACTCATTTCTGCAATTATTTTCCCGTTAATTCCCTGTACAATCTGATTCTGCTGGTAATTGTTTGGTATGTTCTGCTGATAATCTATTGCTCTATTTTGCACCTGTGCCAGTGGGTTATAATACTGCGGATATCCCTGCTGGTTCTGCTGTAGGTAATATGGATTCACATACGGTTGCATATTGGTTCTCCTTTTTCAACTTTTCAGTCTCATATAATATGTTTGTATCATCATAAGATAGGTATTTAGTAATCTGTTCCTGCTGATTGCATATTCTCATTAACATCTTTTAATACTTCCTGTATCGCATGGGTCATGGCTACTTGGTAGATTGTCGGTATCGCCTGTACATCTTCCCTAGCACATAACTTTTCTATGATTTCGTCCGTTTCAATATTCATGGGTTATTCCTCCCTTTGTAATTATCATAAAACAAAAAGAGCCATTAATAGCGACTAATAATTGCCACTATAATGACTCAAAAATGTAGTAAATATGCGCATTAGCACTAACCCCATGCCATGGGTATGGTACTATTTTACTGCTAAATCAATATACCTATATTAGCAGTAAATATATACCATAGAATAGCATTATTGTAGTGCTAAAAATCTTTCAATTTTATCTCAATATTTCCATTGCTAATTACTATTTTTTCAATTATACTCTTTAGTAAGGTGTTTTTCTGCTTCTTGTCGATATCTTCCCAAATGTCGGCAAGATTTTTTATGTTCTTAAATACATTTTGTCTAGTTTTATTTGTTTCTATTGCGGATTCTTCTTTAATCTGCTTACGGATATCTTCTATTGCTTTCTCAATTTCTTTAATCATGCTGATAACATCATCATTGCCCTCTGCATACAGGTTATATAACCTTTTACGCTTAGTCTGCTCTTTTTCTAATTGCCCTTGCAATATTTCCAACTTGGACTCTTTCACTCTTGGCTTATAATCTGATATATTAGCAGATATTAAAAGTATTTCGTCCTCTACAGCTTTTTCAATATCCGAAGCCCATTCCAAGGTGTTATTACAGTTTGGATTGTGGTTAGGCAAATAATGCAAGTCCTTATTCCTGGAACAACAGTAAATCTTATGCTTTCCATGCGTCCACTTTTGATATCTCATAGCGCATCCACAGATTCCACAATAGCATAAACCTGTCAATAAGTTAGTTTGAATGTTATGGCAACTTGCCCTTTTGTTTTTCCTTATTGCTCTGAATTGTTTGGCTTTTTCAAACACTTCCTTATTAAATATAGGTTCATGCAATCCCTGATAGATATTCCCCTTATACGGTATCATTCCAATGTTTACAGGGCTTGTGAGTACTTGCTTCACAACAAATTCGCTTTTAAATCCTAACATATCACGGATTTTTACATCCGAATATCCCTGCAAGAATAAATCCATTGCTTTGTTTGCCTGTTCCTTGCGTTCTGGAATTGGTATAAGCGTTCCTGTATCTTTGCTGTATGTATAGCAGTATGGAAGATTACCACCGCCCATCCAATATCCTTGCTTGACACGCTCCAACATTCCACCACGCATACGTAATAACATTGTATTCTTGTCCAGTTGTGCAAATACCGCCATCATCTGCGTATAAGCCTGCTCCATAGGATTATCATAGCTTATACTGTCATGTACACACTTAAACTCCACATTATTTTTAAGGAATACTCTTTCAATTAGATAAATGCCGTCTACCATGCTACGTGATATTCTATCCAGTTTGAAAGCAACAACATAGCCTACACGCTTACGATCACAGTCTGATACAAGCCGTTGCAATTCTGGTCTGTCCATATTTGCGCCTGTGTAACCATCATCAATGTACCAATCTGTAATTACCAGTTCATTTTTTCTGCAATAGTTTTCAATATCTCTCCTTTGGCTGTCTAATCCGTTTCCCTCTTCTGCCTGTTTCTCTGTAGAAACACGCATATATGCGACACATTCCATCCTTATTCCTCCATCAGACATAAAAGAATGCGCCATATTCACTACATGACGCATTCTACACTATTATCAATTTTTCGTCAATTAATCAGCTCCGCAATCAGTTTCAAAACCTCTGACGGCAAAACTACATCTTCTGGATTAATTTCTTTCCCATTCTGTGTAAGCACAACTGTCATATAGTCAAACCTCCGATTCTATTTATTTTTGATTTTATTTTTTCAATTCTTCGGCTAACTGTGCGATTACACGCATTTGTCTTTTGTGCTATTTCTGTAATAGTCTTTCCTTTTGTCAGCATTTTAAACACTACCAGCTCATCTTCTGTAAAATTTGCGTTTTCGATGATGCTTTCAAGTTCTGGTCTTGTAAGCTCTGAAAAACGCACTTATTAGTTCACTCCTTTTCTATTTTATTTTCGCACATTCATTACAGTAAAATGCATCCTCAATACCATAATAAACGCCATTTTGATAACTGCCTTTAATGCAACGTATTTTTCCGTCCTGACCTCTCTGCTCTGTCAGAATGTATTTACCACACTTCTTACAATTAATATCCTGTTTTTCTGATTCCATAAAATTATCTCCTAAATCTCAGTTTAATTTACTTTAAGAGAAAATTCCGCTCTTAAGAAACTGTTTGCATCAGCAACAAAAATACCCTCGTTCTTTTCATCGTCATTGTAGACTTCTTTTAAGTATTCCATTGCTTCACCGCCATCTTTGGCTTCAATTTCAATCTCATATTCATATATTTCTCTGACAACGCCTTTATACTTTGCCATATGCGCTCACTCCTTCACTAAATCTTAAATTTGTAGAATCATTCGAATCTACAAATATTTTCTATAGTGTTCTGGAAATTTAAAAACTCGTTCTCTCCCTATATTCCTTGGTTTTCTATTAAATCTCTGTAATTCCGTGGAGAGACTGTTCACATTCAAATCCAAATCATTATAGCATTGATTGCACTCAAGTCTTACAACCCAATTAAAAGAACCACTATCGTATTGATATAATAGTGCGCTTGCTTTTGGATAAGATTTAAGGTAGTTTTCTATCTCCTGAAATTGTCTAGCGGTTTCTTCGCAATCCGTATATCCGCTTATCTTGAGCCAATGCACATACTTCATACTTCGCCTCCTAAATCCTTATTCTATGACGAATCCACTAATTACCTCTTGTCCAACCCTGTATATGTACAGGATCAAACGCTTTCATGCATTTAGGACATATTGGAAACAAACCATTACGATACTTACTTTCCATATCCCTAAAGACTTTATTCCTTCTCATTCTTTGAAATTCCTCGTCTGCCAACTTAGCGTAACTCTGTGCCTTAGATAACATTCGTTGTTGCGTTTTCTCAATCTCTTCATACCTTCCTGCCAAGGATACAAGCGCATCAAATTCGTTCACGATAGCTCCGCAATCTTGGCAAGTAACTATCCGGTTCGTAGTATCTACTTCATAATGTGCCGGATTGCATTTGCAAATTTTATCTCTAGAACGATTAATTCTAACAATATCGAATGATACTATGTTATTCTCCATGAGCATTCTCCCCAAAATTCTAATATTTCAGTTTAGTTTTCTTCTTTTGGCTTCTTACACCGTTCAAATTCGATAACCCAAACCCACGGATTCGCATCCCAGCCGTAGCGGTCAATGTCGGATTTCTTGATGGTGGAGTTCCAAAGTTTTTCCCATTCCATCATTACTTCATCACATTGACTGCATTGTTCTTCTGTCCCATAACAGCACTGCGAACCGCTTTCTCCGTATGTATTAAGACAATCCCAACAATCAGGATAAGCTCCCTCTTTTATCACATCAACCGGCTTCATCTCCTGCAACCATTCCACTCTCACATCCGTAACATTAAGCCAGATACGTGCCGCTTCTTTTGGCATGTGAATGGATGGTTTCCACTTTGTAACATCGGCAATGTCATTTCTTTGCCAATCTTCGTAGTAATAGTATCCGTTCGGTGCCTTTTTCCATGTTTCCCGGACATACAGGATATCGCCCGGCTCGCAAGGCAACTTAAAAAATTTCTCTCCATACCCATCTGCAAATGTACCTCTACACGATATGTACCCTTTAGGTGTAAAAGCGGTATATCCCCATACTGCATCATCAGGAATAAAGCCTTTTACAATTCTTCTCGTTGCATCTTTTCTCCAATCCAGAATTGCCCGAACCATTTCCGTATTAAATAATATAGGCTTTATGCTCATTCTTTATCACTCCTTAAATCCTTATTTACTGCCATTTGTATCTCTTTCCCACTTTTCGCAAACTTGATATCCAAAACGAAAATCTGCTCTAAAGCCGCTATCTACGTTACAGCACAATTCATCAGAGTACCATTTGCAAGTTCTGCAACATTCACATTTCTCTGCCATGCTATCACCTCTCTAATCCTTATTTATTCTTCAATATTCACTATCGCATCTGCTTTCAATCACCATACCAACAATCAGAACAATCACCGTCAGTACAGCTTTCCATGCATCACTCATTTTTAATTCCCTCCCAGCCTATTTTCTGACCGCAATTTTCGCAATATTTCTTTTTCCGCTGGTCATGAATCCTGTTATGTACTACAATTCTTTCACCAACAACTGATTTACATTTAGGACAACGCCAAAAATTGTTTTCAGTCTGTTTTATTTCTCCATGACCGTCTGCATAGTCAATAGCTATACAACCTTTTTCATACATACTTAAAATAGGTTTCTTTCCGCTCTGCTTCTCTCTTGCTTCCAACAGGGATTTAAAAGTAAATCCCTGTTCCACACATTCGTCCTCAAATTCCATGTATTCTCTGATATGGTCGATTGTCAGCTTGCGTTTAGATAGTTCAGATTCAAGGTCTTTGTATTTCTGTACTGTTTCAAGTGCCTGTATTGCCATATCTAATGCTTCGTTCAAAATATAATAACCGCTTGTAGGCTTGTTATCTTTTATTGCCTTGATTGCTTCATTCTCCGTCATTCATTCCACCGCCTTTCACAATCTCGATTGCTTTGCAAATAACTCCTCTAATCCCAAATTCCTCGATATCACATCTTCTTTTTAGTTCTTCCAACTGTTCCACAACCTTGTCCACATCATAAGTCGTCGGATATTCTTCTAGTAAATACAATACTGCATTTGTATTTACTAAAGTTCCATTACTTAAAGTAACCGATTTTAAATCTTTCTTTAGTGCATCTGCATCAATCAGTTTCATTGTTTTCCTCGCTTCCTTATCTCCAATTAGTTCCAATAGTTCCATCTGGATGAATAATAATATTTGAATACCCATCTTTGTAATCATTGTTTCTCTGCTGCCACATATCTCCTAATGTCAATCTTGCGTGTTTGCCATTATAGTTGAATGTGACGTACACAAAAAAGTCACCAATTCTAAAAGTTGATATATCAATCTCTTTGTCGTTCTGTAAATCATTCCATATTTTTACAGGATAATCTTTCTTTTCGAGTCCACTTAAAAATCTAAATGAAAAATTATCAGCTTCCTTTTTCATAAAACCCTTAATGTAATCTATATTCGGATTTTTGATAATAGTCTGTACTGTACAATTTGGAAAATCTTTAGGATTTTTATGTACATATTCGTTATATGAAAGATTTATATGCGCTAATCCGTTAATATCCTTGGAATATCCAGAAGTATTGATTGAACAAAACACATTATTGCTGTGCTTTTTGTATGTATCAATAAGTTCTGAAACGTGGTTAGGATATAGCCCCGGCTCACCGCCTGTAATTGTAAGTCTCGCATTGGGATGTTCTGACAGTATCTTTTTTAATGACTCAATCTGTGCCTTAAAATCATTGTCACCCTGCATAGGGTTCTTTCTCTCTAAGCAGAACGGACAGTTATAAGGACATTCCTGAGTTAATATCAACTGTACATTTATTCGATAATATAAAGGTCTGCCAAGAGATGTTTTATCTGTTCTATTTTCAAGCCTGTACTGTAAATCTTTTTGCATTTCAGCTCTTATATCATCATAAGTGTTAAAATGTGGTATTTTGTGCAACTTATTGCTCATTGTTCTCACTCGCTTTCTTATCATTAACAATCTTTATTTTTCTGCCACAAGCATTGCAGTAAATATCAATGCCTGTCGCACAACTAAGCCTTATTCTTCCACATCCTGTATTGTAAATAGGCATTCCATGTGGTGTATCAACAATCTTCCATTCACAGCATTTATTTTCTTCTGTCTCTGCAATTTCAATGGCAAAATCAAGTATTTGTTCGTATTCCGCATAGTCATTTTCTTTGTATGCTTTCTGTAAATCTCTTAATTTGTCTGCGATTACACCCATTAACATCACCAACTTTCAATAAATCCATAAACACTAAGATTTGTTCGTCTCATGCTTTCCTCTCTTTCTGACCGCCCATGCTGTACATTCGGTTGGCTCACAACCTCTGCATTTTCCGACCTTATACACGTAATCACATTTGTAGCTGTGCCAACAGGTAAATCATTCACATTCATGTTATTCCCAAGCCTTTCTCTATCTTGCCATAATCGTAATTGTTCTGTTCTTTACAATTAAAGCTGTTCCTATTATAAGAAGTCTTTTTCTCTTTCTTCTTGGAATCCTGTATGCACCTTGTAACCATTTTAGATTCATCAAACGTGTATGCCTTATTCTTTTTCAATCCCAACATGGATTTTTCATCTGTGTAATCAGTCGGCACGTATCGGTCAGATTGTATGTAATTATGCATCTTCCAGTGTTTTATCACGATTATTCCGCTGTCGAATGTCAACACAAATGACTTGGCAATCAACAGTCTAAAATCATCGTCAGAAGCACCGCACATCCGTTGAATCTTCTTCGGGTTGTTCACAAATCCGTCATCGTCCGCATTCATGCAAAAGTGAAAGTATAACATCTGCGTACTGCTTGGCATTTCCAGAAACGCATCACTTTCTGTTATCTTCTTTGTGAACATTCTTCGTTCTGCCGTACTAATCACTTCCTTACTTCAAGTTCTTTGTCTTAATTATTGCAAAAGTTCGGCATTGCTCTAATACCTTGATATTTCTATCTTGCTATTCAATATGGTATTAAGTTCATTGCTAAGTAAATCAAACTCACGCTTCACTAATGATTGCGCTTCATTTATCGCAGCTATTACAGATGTACTGTTTAATTTTCTATCCACAATACCTAGTGTTTGACAATTCATGTATAATGTTTCCCCGCAACCGCATAGTGTGTGAACACATATATATAATCTTTTGTTGTCACCTCTGTAGATAGTTCCTGTTTCAACTGGCTCTCCATATTTTGCATTGCTTATGTATTTCATATTTTCTCCTATTCTGCTTCTGATTGAAGCCATTTCTCTATTTCTGTTACCGAACACATTGCAATTCCGTTCCTAATAGTCTTAACGCTACCCTCTTCATAAGTTTCTATTGAACATATAAAATCAAGCAACTCTTCATCCGACATGTTCCTTATCCTGTCGGCATTTGTCTGCTTGCTATCACATCTGCGACAAGGCTCATTATCTCTTAAATCGCTGTTGTGCTGGCAGTTACAAGTGTGGTTATCATCAATCCCACCTCTTAATTCAGCTAACTTGTTGTAAAAATGTCTGACATATTCATCCGTAAATTCGCCATACTGTTTTGCAGCTCTAACGAATGTATAAGTAGCGTTTATTTCTGCCAATTCTTTTACCTGCTCTTTATTCATCTTCTCCACCTCTCAATTCTTCGAAATAGAATTTTACATCGTCAGACACATGCTTAACGATTCCAAACCGCTCCGCCACTTGATAAGGTATGCTGTCACGCATAAGCCTTTTATGTATTTCTGAAAGATACTTTCGAAATCCCTCGACATCTAAAGTGGCTTTGTAGTGATTGCAACTCCTACAAGCTGGCACGTAATTTGAAATGTCGTCTGCTCCACCTATCCTAAGCGGTGTTGCATGGTCTACCTGCATATCTTTGTAATCTATTTCTGTGCCACAATAAGCACAATGTCCGTTATACATGAGATGTACAGATTGTCTCACTTTTTTAGGTATTGCTTTTCGTTTATTCATTTTTACCTCTCAATTCTTTCAGTTTTGCTTCAGCTTCGGATTTTGTGAAAAATACTGTTTTGCCAAGCATAGATTGTTTTAATTGCGAATTGATTCCAAATTCATCAACTTTTACATCAAAAACAATTTCTTTTTCAGTAATCAGTATTCTTAATACAACCGATTCATAAATAATTGGTTTATTATTATTAAATCCAATTGCATATACTGTATCTCCTACATTACAAGGCAACTTGATAAGTCTGCCCTGTTCCTCTAAATTCTCATAATCAGCAAGTTTTTTTAACCATATCTTCAACAATTCCGCAATTGCAACCGCTGGTAATGCATCCAATGCAATACGTGCTATATGGAATTTTTACTCCTGCGCAAGAATTTTCTCCATATTTTCTGTTTGTTAATCTCTCCATTACTGCTCCTTTCTGCCATTTAATCGTTCTCCTCATATGTATTTTCAGAAATCAAAGTCATAAACTTCTCATACTGCTTTTCAGAAACTTTGTTACCCTGTTTCTCCGGCTTTAAACGAATTTCAAGGTGCTTTTCTGCAATACTGGATAATTCCCTTGCAAGATTGATTTTCCCTTGTCTAATGCCGTCACGATAACCCTTAGTGGGTCTGTATTCATTAATCTTGGCTTTTCCCTCTCCCTGGCTACCAGAAGTTTTGTTTCTAAGCTGATAACCATTGTCGGCGTACATTTTGATGTAATACTGCTCTTTCTCGTCCAACTGGCTAACTGGAAAATGCATAAAACCAATCTTCCAACCGTAAGGATTTTCAATCGAATATAGTCCATGTTTTTTGAGTGATAAATCTATATGCTGATACCCTACAAGGTGTCCTGCTAATCTCTGCAAAATATGTACTGCCTGCCCGATATAAGCATATCGAAAGCCGTTTTCATCAGTTCTTGTCAAGAAATAGATACCGCTTTCATCCGTAAGGCTAGGGTTTACTTCCAGTAACCGTTTACGGTTCTTTAATTCTATTGCTTTTGCCTGCCGTATGTTTTGATAACTCACTCTTTATCACTCCTATCATTAAAAGTATCATTGAAAATGCTTCTTCTTTTTGGTAAAAGTATCGAGGTACTCTTTACTTTATTATAAAAATCACCATACATTTTGAAGTAATCCCACCTATCAGCATATGCGTCCCACTTGCTTAAACCACCCATTCCTACTTGCGTTTTTCCTGCAAGTATGCAAGATGGAATAATTACAGTTCTTTCAATATCGCACTCATAATCAAGGCAATAGAAAACAAAAATATCACATGTAGGCTCTCTCTTTTCAAGATTAAAAGAATGATACGGAAAAGATGAATTTTTAGGTTTTATTTTCTTTGAAGACTTTACATCAACCTTTATGTTTCCATTTGTAAGTAAGTCATAAGGATATTTAACATCTGTATGAACACTTGCAAATCCTGTTTTTTCAAATATGTCATCAATAGCAAATTCTTCATAAAAATTCCCGAAATCAGATTCATTTGATGCTATTTCCAAATTTAGCAATGAAGCATAATATCTGCTTCCTCCGCTTTTTGAAACTTTATTTGATAATGCCATATCACCATAGAAATCCATCATTTCTGATTTTGTTGGAAAGTGGTCTAACTTTAATGTATTTACAATATTCATAATTGCATTTTCAACATCTCCGTCTTCCCACTTTCTTCCATGCGCATAACCCATGAAATCACCTCACAATCAATTAAATGGAAGACCTTCTGAAATTTCATCTGGAATATTCATCCAAGAATTATCAGAAGACTGTTGATTGCTTTCCTGCACATTGTCCTGGCTGCTCTTACTTTCTGCAAACTCGATTGACTCAACCATACAGTCGTTTGTATAAACAGTGTTACCGTCCTTGTTCTTATAGCTTCCAGTCTGCCATCTGCCATGAACTTCAAACTTTACGCCTTTTCTTCCGTACTTCTCGACAAATTCAGCAGTTTTACCAAATGCCACGCAATTAATAAAATCTGCATTTGCCTGTCCATCACGCTTGAACGGTCTGTTTACGGCTACATTGAATTTTGCAACTGCCATGTTATTTGCGGTCGCATATCTTATCTCTGGCTCTCTGGTCATTCGTCCTGATATATCTACACTGTTCACTGTATTTCTCCTTTCTCTACTGCTTCTAACTGTTCTCTTAACCATTTCACCTGTTTTTTCTTCATCAGATATTTTTTATTAATTGATTCAGCGAAAATACTTCTAGCAAGAAAATCATCTTTTTCAAGCAATATAACAGTGTCCTCCATTCGTTTACCAATATATTCTTTACTTATTTTTCTACAATAAAAATCTCTAGGGCGTACATGCAGCAAATAAGTCTTGGGCTTCTCGTCAGCTTCACACTCTTCAAACTGAATAAATAGTTTACCATTATATGGTTCTTTCAGTGTATAAAAATACAATTTCATTGATTTAATCCCTCACTTTCTCCTAAAACGGACATTCATCCGCATTTCTAAGTTCCCATTCCATACCGCCCTGTGCAACGCTCACATTTGCACTAGGAACGATTTTCTTAATCTCTTCAATAATTCTATCCTTATCGCAAGTTTCTTTCGCTGTGTGGCATAATATGACGTTCTGCAATGCATCTGACTTATTTGTTTCTACAATCCCTTTGCAAGTCTCCAGTTCACAATGCCCTAGAATCTTATGTTCGTAATTGGGGATATCCCTGTCCACCATATCCGCTATGTAGTTGCACTCAATCAGCATGTGATCTACCGCCTGTTTCCTAAAACTGTAAGGACAATACTCCATGTCGGTCATGTATAATAGCTTCTGTCCGTCTACCTTGATGTAAAATCCGTAATTGGTAGTTCCGTTATGTGGCAACTGGAAACACTGGATTGTGAAACTACCGTATTTCTGCATCTTCGGATTTTCTTCTTCATATGGTTTCCATACTGGGATTCCCATTTTCGATAATGCATCTGCGCTTTTGCTGTGGTCTTTATGGATGTGTGAAACCACACACCCTACCACATCTTTGATATTCCAGTTCAGTCCTCTTTTGATATCCATAATCGGAACACCACAGTCAAGAATAAGGGATTTACCGTTGGAATCTCTTAATATGTAGCAATTTCCTTGTGAACCACTGGAAATACATTTAAGTTTCGTTTTAACTACACCTCGATTTCTTCATCCTGTGGAAACTGAAAGACAGCATTGTTGATAAAATCTACTTTTGACGGCTGATTATCTGCTCGCACCATAACACCGAATTTCTTTAATCTTTCAAATTTCTTTGCCACATTTTCTGAAACATCAACATTCTGCATTACGATAGGCATACCGATATATGTCTCTCTAAGCATTTCCATAGACCTTAAAGCCTTTTCTCTTGACGAATACATACCAAGTAGTACTGCCTCATCATTGGGCATATTTGCCTTTACTGAATATCCATTTTTTTCACTTATCCAAATTACAGATAACTCATACGGAATATCTATTGTTCCATCCTGTGAAATTACTCTCATATCCTATTCCCCCATAAAACTAGGTGTTTCTTCCACCTCTGTTGCATCTGCGTCAATTGCTTCTGTTTCTTCTTGGAAGTCTACTGTGTTGGCGTTCTCTGCGATATCTTCCTGTGCCAACTGATAAACTTTGTCCATTTCAATCTGCGCCTGTCTTGCCATAGGGTCATAATTCTTAGGATATTTACGTGTTGCATTGTTACACATCTTCCTCTGAATCATGCTTTCTGGCGTATCAAGCCATGCACCGCTGATATACGGTCTGGCTACTTCACACTGCAACATATCATCCACTGTCGCACACGCTCTTAAAGCATCTAAGATTTCATTTTTCTTATCCTTGATTTCCTCTTTCTGCTTCGGAGTTGCCTTGTATCTATCCTCACAGATACCAAACGTGGCATTAATCATGTTTTGCTTGACGTGTGCTAAAAGGTTGACCTTAACACTGTCTCTGTCTGCCATAAGGTATGTTACTGTTCCGTCTGTCAGTTTTACAGGATATACAACTCTTACAGCCTTACTTGACAATCCTTTTTCTTCCCATTTCGGGGGCGTAACTTCCAGACCTTTATGCTTGGGTGGTATATATTCGTCTCCTTCTTTTATGACCCAGAACGGATAAACCTTGTCAACGTCTTTTCCATAGTTGGAAAGTAATGAGTCATAGCCTGTTCCCTCAATACCCATTTCAACGACCTTTACCCACTCATTTCCCTGCTTAACGCTTCGTAACTGGAAGTAACACTCTCTCGGATATGCGCTCGCATTCAGTTTAAGGCTTGCACACTGCTCTACAATCTGTCTAAGGTTGCTTGTATCAATGCTCCTCATGTCTGCCTTATCATCATTCTTAACAAGTGTATAAATGCTTGTCATAGCTTCCATTGCGCATTTTTTTGCGTAATCATCAAATTTTACCCCACACGCTTCATAATCTCTTGCAATAAGTCCTGTGATTTCATTCGACCACTGGCTTAATGATGTTGTAAATTCTTTTTTTTCTGCTAATGCCTGCTTTGTATCTGCCATAATTATTCCTCACTTTCTACTTCCTTAATTTCTCCATTAACCATTGTGTACCATGTATTTTCTTTTATGATTTTACCGTCAACTTGAACCATTTTCGCACCTTTTAATGTCCAAAGATCTTGAGTCCAGTAATTATCTTCATCACCCTCCCAGTCAGCTAATACAAGAAAAGAACCGATAACGCCTTTTGCTTTTCCGTGATATCCCCATGCCACTGCCACGCTGTCTTTATCTTCTGCGGATGAAGCACCTTTGTAGCCTGTTGCCGATGAAGCACCGCAGTTGCCTGTTGCCGATGAAGCACCGTAGTCG